ATTTCATTATCTCTCGATATTTTTCTTTTGAAAATTTATAGTTCATTTTTTTAAGATGTATCACAATAATTTTAATTTAATTATTTAATTTTGATTTCAGATGAGAATTAAAAATAACTATCATTAATGGTTTAATATATCCAACCTTTCCTTTTGGAATATCTGCCTTTGTCCCGTCATCGTTTCCAAAATTAAATCCTTGTTTTGGTTTTTCTAAAAATCTAATTTCAACATTTGGTCTTGTTGAATTTTTCTTTTTATCCCAAATCCATTTATGAAAATATTTCGTATGTGTAGAAGCAGGAAGCAACATCACTGATAAACATTTTTCTGTTGCACATTTTTCAACAAAATTTCCTATGTGCATATCAAACATCGGATGACAATATACAACTTCACCAGTCCAATCTTTATCCAAACAAGAATTTTCAGCGGTATAATATTTAGGTAAAAGATGATTTTTATCAGAAGCACAAGCATCTAAAGTAAAATTAAACTCTTTACTTAAATCTGCCCAAATATCTTCTGGAGTTCTCAAATACATATAAATTTTACTTGTCATAAAAGAGAGTGTATTTTTGGCAATATTCCTTTTCATATTTTTAATTTTCTGTTTTATTTTCCCAGTAAAATGTATCTTTTAAATTATCCTTATCTTTACCCACGAATATGTATGCTACCCCAGTCCAGTTTCGTAATGCTTGCCAAAATCGTTGTTCAGAATGAGCTTTGCAGTATGCAACAAAAGAGTCGAGCAATTCGTTTGTTTCTTTTTCTCTTAATTCTTTTTCTATTTTCTGTTGTGTTCTCATTTTAATTAATTTGTAAATAACCCAACTTGTGGTTTCATACTCTCTCTCGACCTTTCCACTGCCACCCAATAAGCATTCTTTGGCGAATAGTCATTTCTGAGAGCTTCTTCATACCATTCATTCCATAACGGCGGAATATGTGCATACCAATATATTGCAGGATTTTTGCTATCGTGCCAACCAACAATCTTGAATGCGTTCTTATGTGTCAGATCATATACACGAGCTCCAATCCTTGCCAATCCTAAATGATTATTTCCATAAACATATTCCATTATTTCAATTGTGGAATGTGGCAAATTATCGCTTAAAAGTTCTTGAATTTTTTGTGTTTGAGACATATTTTTGATTTAATTTTTTACGATCTGTTCTAATTGTTTTTGTAATACTTCTATTTGTTTTTTAATTTCTGTAATTTTATATTCTTTGTTTCCTGCTTCAATCTCATCTCTGTGTTTTTTCAAAAACTCAATCATTTCTTTCCACTCTCCTTGAGCTGATGAATACCAAACTCTTTCATTTGCACTCTCCAAATTATCAATAACTTCGTCAATATCGTCACCTTCAATTTCATATTCTGGATGGATATTGGTGCTTTTAATTTTTTCATTTAACTCATTAAAAACGACAATATGGCAACTGATACTATCCTGACTGGGGTCTGCGAAATTGAAGCGTCCAACTCTTGAATAATATTCTAATCTCATATTTTTAATTTCTTTTATTTTGATTTTTCTAATAACTTTTTACATAATTTATCATATTCAATCATCAGATTATTTAATTTAATATCCACGAATAAAATTTCTCTCTCTAAATCAACTTTTTTATTCTGTAGAATTTCATTTTCCTTTTGCCAATCTGCTATTTTTGCTAATAATTCTTTTTTGTTCATTTGTTCTCTTTTCTATTGACCTTTTTTCTATTTTTATTTCTTTAATCAAATTATATAATCATTGCAAATACAAAACCTATTAAAGCACCAAACAATATCGCAAATAATCCTTCGTTAAAATCTGATTTATCTTCTGTAAGATATCCAAACCCATTAACTTCTTTCATTCTATATTTTTTCATTTTCTTATATTTAAATTAATTTGTTGCCGACCTTTAATTTATAATTTAATTATATACTATTATTTTTTAGATTGCAAGTGATAGTTATGCACAGGCAAAAAAAGGGACTTTTTAAAGTCCCTTAACATATTATTTAACTTCCAATTCGTTTGGTTCGTCTGAAGGAGGTTTCCACCAATCCTTCCATAAAATTTGACAACACTCTTCAAATGAACCTGCGTTGCTGAAAAGCAAATGATATGCTCTGTGTTGATTTTCTGGCTTCTCTAAAAGAAACCATGTCTTTCCCCGACTCTTTGGAGGGACATGATGAATGGTTATTCTGTCTTCCCTTCTAACTTTCTTTTTCATAGCACACCTCCTATTCTTATTAATTAAACAGAGTATCTTAGTTCCGAGTCATACTTACCTAATCAATTTTAAAAAACAATTATATGGAAAACTTTATTTTATTTTACATTCCATTGTTGAACTAATTGATTTTCGAGTATGACCCAGAGTTAAGATACACTGTTTAAATTTTTAATGTTCTGCATTCAGTATAGCACACTTAAAAAAAATTGCAAGTCCTATTTTACAAAGCGATATTTAATTCTTCTAACATTTTCAAATATCTAATCTTATCTTCATCTGGCATTGTTTTAGAGGGAAAACTATTAGCTAAACCACTAATAGTGGTAACCCTTGAATCAAATGCATTCTGTCCGTCTATTTTTTTTAACAAAAAACTAATAAATTGCATACCACCTGCATCTTTAACTTTTGTATTTGCATCTATTTTAAGTTCTAAATATTCTTCGTTAGTCATTTATTTGATAAATATTTTCTATTATTAAAGTTGGATAATATTTGTCATCAATTACTCTACCCCTTAATCTGCCATTTAATATTACTGTTGAACCAATTGATGGCATTTTTTCATCTCCATAATATACAAATGCTAATGTATCATTATATTTTTTTCCACTTACTTCAATAATAACATTTGAATAATTGATGCCATTATTCGTTCGACCTTTTGTTGTATTTATAATTTTTCCGATAACTTCAATGTGATTTATTTTATTGTTCATATTTTTATTTTATATTTTTTTTAAAAAGTCAATCTTTTAACATAAGGAGGATCTTCTGAATGTGCTTCACTATGTTCTTTTTCTCTATTTTCACCTATTCTTTCGTTATCGCTTTCTGTTATTGCTTCCAAATCTAATTGTAAATCTTGATTTTCTGTTTGTTGTGTTTCTGGAATTTTTTTAACTCCTGTTATACTAGGAACGCTTAATGTTTTACCACCAGATTGTCTTAATTCGCTAAAAGCAAACCATAAACTCATTAATCCATCGCCAGTATGTCCATCTGGAAATTTTCTCATTTCATTTATTAACTGAGATGAAATTTGTATTGTTCTTGGATCTGATAAATCATAAGGAATGACTAATTTACCATTTTCTGCTATGATAGCCAAACTATTTACACCCAATGTAGAATCATTTTTTTCACCACCAGTAACATAAGACCTTGTAGGTATTCCAGCATCTTGTAAATCAATAGCCATCGCTTTTTGATATGCGTTAGATTCTACTCTAATTCCAACTGCATGATATATTTTATCCCATTCTATTGCTAAATCTCTAACATATTTAGGAGTAAATTGTGGAAGTTTTCCTCGTTCCATATTTAATAAAACATAATCTCCCGGATTTATTAAAGGAACAATAGAATTTCTAACACGACCCATTGCACTCAATGCATTATCATCTCCTTTTTCAGATGCCGCCAAATCCAATCCTAAACATATGAGTTCAAAATCTATTCCCTTTGGCATTTCTGTGCTTAATCTTAAAGAAGCTCCTTTCTTTTTTGCATTATCTAACCAATTTTCTTTGAATAACTGATTTGGTCTGTTTGCTGGATTACACATTCTCATTCTTTCAAATGAATATGAATCTGCCATTCTTTCTAAATAAAGGTCTCCGTAATTAAACATTTGTGGAAATAACAATTCTACCCCATCATCCATTTCTTTTTTGTGTTGTTGATAAAATTCTTCTGAGTCTTTTATTCTTTTTTCCTGTGATAATTCACTTTGTCCTAACGATTCATCTGTTCTTATTTTAGCCCATTCTTGCCATAATTCTTGATTATTTGCTTCGTGTAATATTGCAGGTAATACTTTTTTATAATCAAATTGTGGGTCTTTAAGAAATGACATCATTAAATCATCTTCGTGCCAAATATTACCTAATGCAATTAAACGACCATCAGAACTTTGTCCTTTTATTGCAACTGGCATAACAGTAGTTCGAACCCAAGATTTAGTTTTTTCTCTTGATTCTTCTGTCTGCGTATTATCTTGTGTGCATAAATCATCAAGAATTATAATATCTGCTCTTTTACCTACAATAGCACCACCAAGACCTATTGCACGAATTGTTGGATCTTTTAATTGTGTAGAAGATCTATCTATTGTCAATGCTTCAGAATTCCACTTTTCTTCTTTTTTCATAATTTTTCTCATTTTAGGAATAACGCCTTTTCCCCTTGGATCAATCCACTTTGACCAATTTTGATATTCTTTATTATTTTCTATGTTATCCATTATCTGTGTTACAAACAATGAAGCCATTTCGCTGGTGCTTGATACGAGAAGAATTCTTATATTATGATTTAATGCCATTTGCCATAATGGAAATCCTACAGATAAATGAGTAGAATTATGAGAAACTATACCATTTGCAAAAAAGTTTTCATTATCTTCTACTTGAATATCTATCATTTCCTCTTTTTCTTTCGTTTCTATTGAAACTATTTTATCCCATAAAAGTTCATCTGATTGTAATATTCTCAAATAATCATTATATGTAATATCTTTTGCTTGTTTGTATCCATCAGAAGTTAATAATCTATGGTCAGGACTTACTTTTATAAAATTGCCTGTTTTTGTTTTAAACGCAATAACATCTTTCAATCCAACATTATCTTTCCATAAAACATTCTTTTTTTCAATTTCCCCTTCTTTATTTACAGAATATACAACATCGCCAACCATAATATCAGATAGTTTTTTAATTCCCTTATCTGTTAAAATATCGCTATCAATAGAAAGACATTTTCCATTACCACGACCTAATGCGATTGCTAATTTATAATATAATTTATTAGAAATAATATCATCTATTTCATTTAGAAAATCTGGATTATCATATCCCATAACATCCTCCATAAATACTCTAAAGTATTTTTCTATAGATTTATATCTTAAATTATATTGTTCAGGTTGTAGAATCGTTAGTTCCGTCATTTTTTTCTTGTTCTATTAATATTTTTTCCATATTCCTTCCAATTTTACCATATACAACAAAATGCATATCTTCTGGTGTAAAGTCGCCATCTCCAAATTTAGAACTTAAAGAATTTAATTGATTAAACAGCATAATAATATAATCTGTTTTATCTTTTTCTGTAAATTTGTAATTTGTTTCTCTTGCTTGTGTTTCTTTAATTTTTCTGCGTAACCATTCTTTTTGCAATTCAATTTCATCTTTATGGTCTACTGCCCATTTCTCTTTTGCTTTTTTAATAAGTAAACCAGCAAGTTCAGGACTAACATTTAATTGTTTTGCAATAACGCCTATATGAAACTCCAATTCTTCTGGAATACTTTTTGCCAGTTCATCTATAATTCTTTCTTTTACTTCTGGCTTTAGATTGCCATTATTCAATCTATCGTCTTGTGTTACTATTGATAATTTCATATTGTTTCCATGTAAAGTTTATAAACATTTTTTTCATCTCCTAACCAATACCATCCATTTTCTTTTTCTGCTTGTATATTACCATTTTTACTTATTATAACATCTTCTATATGATAGATATTTAACACATAATCGTTTTCATTCTTTTCATATCTACTTGATTTTTTATTTTTTTGCTCTTTTTTATTATGTGGTAATTTTATATTATTTTTAAATACGAATCTTACATCGGAAGAAAATTCAGTATCTTTATCTACAATTAATTTACCAATAATTTGTTTCATATTTTTAATTTTCACATTCTCCTATTTTATGTCTTAATCCACATATAGAACATATTTCATATTTTTGAAATGAATGTTCGTGTCCATCTTCCTGTGTATGTTTTCCAAGCAATCCATTTATTTCTTCTTTCCAATCCATCGGTGTTGCAACTCTTGCTATATCAATTAATTTTTCTGCTTGTTCTTTATTATTTGCAACTTTAACTATATCTGATAATCTGGTAAATGGCAATGCGAGTAATTCAGTAAAATTAAATTTAAAATCATCTACAAGTTTATGTTTAATTTTTATTAATTTATCCGCCCAAGCTCTCGTATAATGTATTTCTGGGTCTGATAAATATCCCGCCCAAGATCCATCTTCTTGTCCAAGCGATTCTTTATAAAGTTCAGCATCTCTTATCTCTTCTAATATTGAAGCTTGTTTAGATATAGAATCTCTTATAATTTTTTCATTATTTTTCAATTCCTGTGATAAGTAAAAAGCTCTTTCTCCTCTTTGTTCTTTTGTTTCCATATATTTTTAATTATTTAATAATAATACCGACTCTTTAAATGTTTTGTTTTGTGTTTCCATAATATACGATATAGTATTCCATGTTCTTCCACAACCAAAACAATGTAATGTATTATTTTTCTTATTCCACGACATTGATGGTGTCTTTTCATTATGTGCAAAACACTTCATAAAACCTCTTCTGTTTAATTGAACTAATTGATTAAATGGATATTTCTCTGCTCTCTCTATTTGTTCTTTTGTTATCTTATTTGTTGTAATATCACTTTTTAACCATTTAAGTTCTTTTCTAAATCTTTCTAACATTAACTTTCTTTGTTTTATGTATGTATTTCCCCATATTATTGCCTGTAAAAATACACGAGTTAATATTGAATATCCTTTTTTCTTAAAATCAATCATATCATTTTCATAATCAAATAATTCTTTTTCAATTGTTTTAATAGATGTTTCAAGATAATTTATTCTTCGTTCATTTGCAAATTCTTTATTCTCCTCTATGAATTCTTGAATTCCCTTTTTTACAATTGGCATTATTGTTGATTGATAATAATCTTGTTCTTTACTGGTATTCAAAACATCTATCCAATCCAACTCTTCCAACTGATTAAACTCTTCATCACTAATGTTTAATATACCATATTTCGTAAATAAATGCAATATATGATGATATGCTGGTATTGTATTATATTTATTCCAAATAGTATTTATCATAGTGTTATTTCGTCTAATGTTTTATCATATTCTGTCGATTGCTCTATCAATTCACCATTTACAAAATCAAGTTTAACATAGCTCCCCAACGATCCAGTTCTTCTATCTTTAGATACAATAACAAGCGTTTTACCGCTAAAATCATATTGTCTTGTATCTTGATTAAGTTTTCTTTCTCTCCAAACAATAAGAACCTTATCAGATTCTTGTGCTACGAAAGAAGAATCTCTTAAATCTGATTCAGTGGGAGCGACATCGTATCTCGTTTTTGTCATATGAGCCATTAGAAAAATAGTTATTTCTCTATCAACTGCAAATCTTTTTAAATCACGAATAACAGAACCTACTTCGATAGATGAATTTCTATTTATTTTTTCCATATCTACCAAATAATGAAGATGGTCTATAAATACTGCTTTTACTTTTGGATATTTTATCATAGATTCATCAATTCTATCTTGCATCCATTTCCAATCTCTATCTTTTAATTTTCTCGGTAAATAAAATATCTTTGCTTTTGCAAATTTTTCAAACATCTGAGATGGAATAACTTCATAGGAAAACCAAAGAGATTCTATTCCTTTTTCTTCAAAATTCTTTGTTAAACTATGAGAAAATGTTGTTTTCCCTTGACCAGTTGGTCCGCTGATAGTTATTAATTCTCCTACTTGAAATCCATCTATAAATTTATCCAATGATTGAATACCAGAAGAAAATCCAAATGCTTTTAACGAACCAGATTCATCAAGTTCTTTTTTGAATTCCACAGAAGAAATGACTTTATCTTCTCCGTCATAACTTGCTAATTCGATTTCCTTATTTATGTCAATCATAACAAATTTATATATTTAACTAATGTTGATATTTGCCAATCCCACTTATACATTTTTAATGATTTATCATCGTATGCTTTACTATCTGCTATTTCTATCAATTTTGGTATATCTTTAAATTCAACACAATCTGCAATTTGTTTAGCAAATGGCAAATCCCTTAAAAATTGAGTCATTGCCATATCTTTTGTTGCAAATTCAAATGTATATCCATATTGGTCTCTTAATGCTTTTTTCTTTTGTTTTCCTTTCCAATATAATGCAACAATATACTTTTCCACTGAAATACCTTTCCCTTTATTTATAAGATATTTCCAGCCGTAAGTATTTTCTGTTAAATTATATTCATCTTTTATAAATTCTTTTTCTTTCAGTTCATTAAGAGTTTCTTGATTCTTTTTGAATGTATCAGTTTTATCGATTATTTTATTTCTAACTATTTTTTCTTTTTTTGAAATAAAATGTCTTTTATCTAATAATTCAACAACTGCTTCTGCTATTTTTTGAATCTCAATTTCTTCAAGCATATTTATAAAAAACAAATTTATAATTCTAAATCTAAATCATCTAACTCTGTAATATCCTCTCCTTTTGTTGTATCTGATTTTTCTCCTAAAACTTTTGCACGAGCCTTATCTTTTCTGAGTTTAACATAATCCGCTATTGATATTTTTTTACTGAGTTCATTTAATATATCTTGGCTTAATTCACCGCTTTTATCTTTTGGAACTGGTGTTGTTTGATAATCAACTTCCTTTGTTCCTGCGTTTGTTGCGTTGATAATTATATCATACGGCATTGGCAATTCTGTAAATCCCCATATTTCATCACGTTGTAAATTATCAATAGCACTTGTTACCTTATATGGAAATTCTGCAATTTGTATTTCTTCAACAATATTTCCATCTACTACATTGCTTTTATTTAATAAATATACAACATTTTTTAACGATGCCTTTGGGTCGGATTCACTATGAAATGGACATCCGTTTTTTATACCAAAACAAACTATAGATTGATTTTTAACTCTATGTATTGCTATAGGTGTTCCACCACTTAATATTCTAACTCTATTCTTACCTTCTTTGAAATGAAAATAATCGTTTTTATTATAATTATTTTTTATTCCATATTCTTCTTGAATGTTATCATTTTGTTCTTTAAACATTTTTTTAATTTATTATTTTTATTTATTAACATCTTTTGGAATATCTAATATCTGCATTCCAATTTTTATATTCCATTCGCCATTTTCACCAGGAACAAATTGTGGAAATGAGACAATATCTATTCCATATTTATCAACCAATGCTTTGTATTCTTTCATAAATTCCTCTTTCTTATTTACATCTTCCTTTTGTTTTTCCTTCATATTATTTTTTATTTTATTTATTTTTTCGACCTTTGTTTAGTTATAACCATTTTTTATCAAACATGATTTCTTATTTTCAATGGTCTAATTTTATAGTCTCCAAGCACATACTGATTTTTCCAATAATTAGAACCAGTTTTATTTGTAATATTAGTAATCTTTCCTGTGTCATCTCCACCAATAAACCAACCTTTAGTAAATGACGCATTTTCACAAATCCAAGCATTACTACAAACCTGAGCATCACCAGAAACCCGAGCATCACCATATACCCAAGCATCATTATAAATCCGAGCTTTGCCAGCAATATAAGCATTGCCAGAAATCCAAGCATTATCATAAACCCAAGCGTTACCACAAACCCTAGCGTTACCAACAACTCGAGCATTGCCAGAAACCATAGCATATTCATATACCCAAGCATCATCATAAATCCAAGCATTACCATAAATATGAGCATTGCCAGAAATTCGAGCGTGACCAGCAATACGAGCATTATCATAGACATAAGCATTACCATAAACACAAGCATTGCTAGAAATCCAAGCATTATCTTCCTGACTAAGATTTTCTTCTTTCTCTATATATCCACCCAAATCTCCTTTAGTTACATTTCCAAAACTTCTTTCTGCTTTTATTTGAAATAATGTTGTTCCAAATAATTCTTTTTTATTTTTTGTTATTGAATATTTTTTCATTTTCTTATATTTTTGACCTTTTAAATAATGGATATGTTTTTATTATATACTAACCTTTTTAAATTGCAAGTGCATAAATTGTGTATAAAATTACACCAGTTTTTTGATTAATTTTAATCTATATGAAACATTTCATCTCCACCCACAAACTTTCTTTCTTTTGTTTCCCCTAATTTAGCTAAAACATTTCCTTTTTTATCAACCAAATAACAAACCCTTTGTATCGGATTATCCGATGTCCCATTTCCCTCATTAACTTCCACTTTTATAACTTCAATTACTTTACAGCTTCTAAATCTTGAAAATAATTCTTTGTTTTCTGTTTCTTCTTTCATATTTTTATTTGTTTTTACTAATTGGAATTTCTATATATTGTATTTTTTGTTTTTTATTTTTCATATTTTTTTATTTTAATTAGATTCTAACGATCTTTGTTTAGTTATAACCATTTTTTATCAAATATGATTTTTTATTTTTAATGGTCTAATTTTATAGTCTCCAATCACATATTGATTTTTCCAATAGTTAGAACCAGTTTCGCTTGTAATATTAGTAATCTTTCTTGTGTCATCTCCACCAATAAACCAACCTTTAGTAAATGACGCATTTTCACAAATACGAGTATCACCAAAAACACGAGTATTGCCAGAAATTCGAGCATTACCATAAATCCAAGCATTATCAGAAATACAAGCATTGCCAGAAACCATAGCATATTTACAAATACAAGCATTATCAGAAACCCAAGCATTGCCAGAAACACAAGCATTATCAGAAACCCAAGCATTGCCAGAAATATAAGCATTGCCAGAAACACAAGCATTGCCAAAAACCCAAGCATTGCCAGAAACACAAGCATTATCAGAAACCCAAGCGTCCCCATCTTGGCTGAGATTTTCTACTTTCTTTATCCAACCACCCAAGTCTCCTTTCTTTACATTTCCAAAACTCTTTTCTGCTTTTATTTGAAATAATGTTATTCCAAATAATTCTTTTTTATTTTTTGTTAGTGAATATTTTTTCATAGTTTTATTTTATTTTCTAAATATTTATATAATTTATCAGCAAATTGTTCAAAAAACGATTCATCTAAAGAATGTTCAATCCCAAAAGCTACCGACTCACCATCACTATTAACTGCCATAATATATATACTACCATCCAGTATCTTTCCCACTCTAATTTCTATCGATTCACAATAATCACATACTGAATCATTATTCTTTTCTTTATTATTCTTTTCTTTTCTCATAGTTTTATTTTTCGTATTTTTTTATTTTCTTAAACACGCAAATTTATAATAAAATCATTACAAAGAAAAAACCAATAAAAATACCAAAAACTATACTGGCTATTATTTCTTTCCAGTCTGACTCTTCTGGAGCTAACCAACCCACACCATCAATTTCTTTTATTTTATATTTTTTCATATTTTTCTAATTTATTTTCTATGAGGGGAAAGCTCGGCAGCATACCCCCCATAGAAAGCCGACCTTTGTTTTTTTTTATTTTTTATTTGCTTGAACTATTCCAACTATTGAATATGCTATCAAATACATTATCGCTATAATTCCCCAACCTATTGCTGATTCGTAATCGTTGATATTATCAAACGCACCCACAAAGAACCACGACAAAACTGATAATACCAATCCTGTAATACCCATAACCTTTAATGTTTTCATTTTTTTGTTTATTAAATTAGTTTACCGACCTTTATTCTAATTGTGTTATTATTAAATTATTTTTTGTTAAATCGTGTTCAATCATATTCATACTCATATAAGTGCATTTATATTTCATAATATTATTTATTTAACTTACAAACATTTATTCTATTATTATTTGTTTATTTATTTATTCTGCATTATCCCATTCTGCTTTGAGTTGTGAACGAATATCTAATTCTTTACTTTTAAAAAATGTTTTTCCTCCATCTTCTGTGATAAATACATTATCTCTTGATAATTCATATTTTGCTTTCTTTCCAAGTTTGTCAAAGTTTATTTTCAAGTAAGCAAAAGTATTTCCATTGTCATCTGTAATTATTTTTGGTCTATTGGCAAATCCCTCTCTTGCAATAAAATCTTTCATTTTAAAGACATCTAAGTCGTGAATATCAGCTAAAACTCCTTCTCCTTTAGGTTTTATATTCTGTTTAGTTTTAATATAAGTATCTGGATATTTTTCAAAAAAAGTATATCCGCCAGCTACTTGTGTGTAATCTTGTTCTTTCAATATTTCCATATTCGCCCATTCATCAAAACTCATCCCAGATGCTTTTGCTTTTAAGATTGATTCATTCATTTTTTTATTTTCTTTATATTAATTATTTTCTTGTGCCGACCTTTTAATTTATACTTTAATTATAGCATACTATTTTTAGATTGCAAGTGATAGTTATGCACAGGCTGTTTTTTGCATAATAGTTAATGAATGTTAGGTTAAATATTACTTCCAGTAACAATATGCGTTAAATGTTACTTGTTATGTTACTTTTAACTTATACAATGATTGGTGTTACCATTGTTTTTGAAGCATACTTTCTATTTACCAAGAAGAATGCTTGTTGCGGTCTTTCATATGGAGCTTTTATACTTATTGCATAAGAATTATATCCTATCAGAGAACCATTTGAAACGAAGTTTCCAGCGTCAATATATTGATGGAAGTGTCCGAATACATCTAAATCTACTCTTTCGTGTAGCGGAGATTTTTCTTTATTCCACTGGTCTATTGCTTTATTTACTGGAATATATATTCCTCCTATTCCACCACCATATTTTATAAAATGTCCGTGATGCAATCTAACTGTATATTTATCCCATAAATTAATATATGAATGATATGCTTCTGATACTATAAAACTTATTCTTTTTTCATCTTTGAAAATTGAAGCTATATTGTGATACATATAATTTTCAATAGAGTTTTCTGCTTCAGTTGCTATTCTTTGTTTATCTGTCATTCTGCCGTGATTACCCGAAGCACATACTACTTTTAATTCTGCGTCTGTGTGTTCTAATAAAAAGTTTATACCCGAAACTATTAAATCTTGTGCTTGTCTTATCGCCGAGACATTTCCTATCAAGTTTGATTCTTTTGCGTCATCGTGTATTGTATTATTGATAAAATCTCCTAACAGAGCAAGAACTATCACCTTGATTTGAGTGTCTCTTCTTAAAATATCCCATAATCTTTGTCCGCCCGAAAAGAAATTGATTGCTCTTGTTTTTGCTATTTCTGGTGTGAATTTATTTAATCCATTTACCTGTTCCTCATCTACTCTTTCCCCAATATGCCAATCTGACGCCACCATAAAAGCGACTGATTCTGAATTACCCGAAGGTATTTTAGGTTCAATCTTAAATATCTGCGGAGTTTTTGCTAAATTGATTGCCAGTTCTTTCATATCTTCCGCCGTTTTAACCCTTTCTTCAAGTTCTTTTATTATATCAGCATATTCTGCGTTTTCTTTTTGTAATAGATTTTTATTGTTTTTGATGCTCTGTTTTACCATTTCCATTTTATAGAGACTTCTTAATTCATCTCTTGTCATTCCATAAATTTCAAATGGGAATCTTTTATTTAAAGCATCATATGGAGTTTCTAACAACTCTTTGATTGAAATCTTTTTCATCTTGTTAATTTATAACGACCTTTCTATACATCTTTTTTAATTTAATAATATGATTTAAATTTCTTCTGGCCTTAATGCTTTATCATCTATATAATAATCAGCAACCATTTTTTCCATTGATATTGCGTGATATTTTACATTATTTTTCTTAAGCCATTTTCTTGTCGCATCATATAAATCATCAGTTCTTGAAGTATGAATTATAATTAAATTATGTTTATAAAGTTCGTTTATCTTTTTAATTATATCTTTTCTGGGTTTTGCTGTTAATGCTTGTTTTATATTCCAAGATGTTTTTTGCGTTAATGTTTTATCTAAATCAACCGCTATTATTTTTAAATGTAAATTATTTTTCATCTTTAAATCCATTAATCCATTGTTTAAGAGGCAAACACCCGAAGAATACTTTTTTATCTGTTTCATAATCAGTAGGAACATAAAGCACTTCTAAGTTATTAGGAACTTTGCGAAATTCGTGTGTTGTTTTATCGTATATTTCTCTTTCTGTTGTTTTAGGAAGTCTAACTAAAATCCTTTCGTCAAAGTTAATTCCATAATTTTCAAATGCCGCCTGATACCCTGCTGTTTGCAAATAATAATCTTCTGAAAAATGTGTTGCAAATTTAAAATCAATTAATGCAAGTTTTCTATCTTTCATAACAGCAACGGCATCAAGTGTTCCTGCATAACCATATTCAAGATTACAAACTCTCGCCTCGGATAAAATTGGATATTCAACATTATCATAATACCAATCAAGATATTGAGAGATTGGTCTTTCTAATAAATCAGTTGGAGGTTCTGGATAATTATATTTTATCCTTTCTTCTTTTGTTAATTCATTATATCTTTTATGTTCAACTCCAATCTTATTTTTTCTTATTTCTGCAAGTGTAAATTCAGATAACCATAAATGTCCTTTTGTTCCATCTGCTAATGCTTCTTTACTTTTTCTTGAAGGAGCACCCTTTGCCTCTTTTAAGAATTCTATCCATTGTGCTTCTATCGTTTTCTTTACATTGCCATCTTTATCTAAAACAGGACTAAATGATTTTATTTTTTCAAGAATTTCTTTTGCTCGTTCTTTTTCTTGTTCTTCATTTTCATAATCTGTATATCCGAGAAATTTTACAGCCTCTTTTGCACCCCAAGCAGACAACCAATCTTTTGGAACAATAGAAGACACAGTAGAAACACCCTGAAGCCATTTTCCATCAACTGTTGTATATATATGATTTTCTTCATCAAAACGACACAACTTCATCATATCTAATACAGCATTCTGTATTTTATCTTTTAATTTCCATTTAGCAAGAACTTCTTCTGCGTGTTGTGGACAAACATTTTGAAATGGTCCGCCAATGAATTCTTCTCCTCCTACTTCACAAATTTTCTTTTTTTGTTCCATATTATTTTATTATTGGTTTAATAATATATATATATTTATCATCTGTGTTTTGTTTCATTATTACAGGCGAGTTTTCATCATTGAATCCCATAATTACATTTTCAGATGTTGTAACATCTAAAAAGTTCATTATAAATTTACTATTAAATGCAACTTCAAATGGATCTGATTCTATTACTGCATCTATTGTATATTTATTATGACCTAATCCCTTATCGCTTGAACTATCTAATTCAACATTTCTTTCTTTTATATTAAAAGTAATTTCATTATTTACTTGTTCAAACACACTGACAAGTTTAATCGCTTTTTGTAAATTTTCTCTATTAAATGTTATTGTTTTACTTGATTTTTCTGGTATTAATGCATCATATTCTGGAAAGTTGCCTTCTGCCAATCTAGAAATAATCTTTGTATTTTTAATAACAAACATTATCTGTTTATCGTTAAAAATAATTTTTACATTATCACCACCTTGATATCCTATAATACGAACAACCTCTTTAATTGTCGCAGATGGAACTAATATAATTTCTTTTATATCTACATCTTTTAATTCTATCGTTTTTTCTGAAAGTCTATAACCATCAGTAGATGCTAATTTAAGTTTGTTTAATTCAAATTTAAATAAAACACTTTCAAATTCTACTCTATTATAATTTGTCGTGCTTATTGATTGTAATACCTGATTAAACGATTGTTTCAATAAAGAACTATCTATATCTAATACATTTTTACTTTTTATTAATTCAAATTCTGGAAATTCTTCAACTGGATTATTGCTTATTTTTGCATTATAATTATCAGCAGATAATGATATTGAATTTTCATCTGTTTCTATTGAAATATTATCGCTTTGTAAGTTTGATAAAATACCAGATAGTAAATTAAATGGTATTAATACTTTACCAGATTCATCAACCTTTCCTTGCGTCAAATGAATTGTATTAATTTCCATATCTGTTGTTTTAAAAAAAATACCAACATCATTTGCTTCTATTAAAACATTTTGCAAAATAGGCAAATTTGTTTTTATTGATTTTTTTACTATTTCTACCGCATCTTTTATGTTACTTTTTAATATTTTTATTTTCATATTTTTATTATATACCCTATTAAATTAAATTGCAAGTCTATTTCGTGATTTCTGTAGAATCTTTTTTATACTCTTATTTATATAAACTATCGTTGATTTTTCTTTTCCTATAACATTACCATGCATATCTCTAATAAGTCTTGGTCTTAATAAAGATTCTTTTAAATAATTCTTATAAGTTTTAATTTTAACTTTTTTCATATTTTTAAAATGATATTTTTGAATATTCTTCTAAAAATTCATCTAAACTATGTGCTAATATATAAATACCACCAGCTTCTTCTAATCTATTTTGAAATTCTATTTGTTTATCTGATTGCTTACCTTTTGTTGCTTTTACCTCTATTCCAATATATTTTCCACTACCTTGCTGAATTAAAATTACATCAGGACTGCCAACATATCCAAATCTTGTAAATCTTTTTTTGCCATTATATTCAGATACAACAGCTCCAACATTATTGCGATAAAAAAATTCGTGATTTTTTGCAAGCCAGTCCATTATTTCTTTCTGAACATCTTTTTCACTTTGTATTATTTTTTTACTCATTTATTAATAAATCAATTAATTTTTCTAACAAATCAAATTTTGTCAATGTTGGATATTCTATTTCGCTATATATTTCATATCCAAATTGTTTGTCATTTTCTATTTTTTGTAATTTGCTTTTTTTCATTATATTATAACTATTTAGAAAATGTAATAAAATAACCTGTGAATAACTATTATTTTTTAAATACTAAAATATATTCATGCACTCTAACTGATTTTCTATTTGATTCAAACTGCCCACTTCTGCTTGCCGCTATACCTGCAGCACCCCAAAATATTAATTCATCCCATAAATGAAAACCTACTTTTTTTGCAAGACGAACTGTATCTCCGTTAAAGTGAACAAGATTTCCTTGTTTGTCTCTAAAGTTTCCGACAACCCATACTGCAAACGAACCAGGTTTTAATGCATCATATGTTACTTCCAAAGAACGCTTAATACCATTCAAAAATGCTTCATATGTAGGAAGATTACTTAAATCTCCTTGTAAAAGTGAATACTTTTCCAAATCATAATAAGGAGGACAGGTATATGAAAAATCATATGCATTAGATTCTACTCCATATTCTTGACAATCCGCACACACCATTACAAAATTGCTATTTAACTTTTTCTGTTGTTCTTTTATTCTATCAACTTCTTCCTGTCTAATTTCAACGCCCAAATATTTATGCCCCATCGATGTAGCAATAAACCCTCTAGTGCCACCACCACCAAATGGATCAAAAATATCTGCATTCTGAGGACAATATGCAGATAAAATCATTTGAGCAAGATGAGGATTAAAAATACTTACATCGTATTTACTACCCATTAACGACATCTTTTTACCAACAAGTTCTCTCGTTTCTCCATCATCTCCTATAATATCTTTTAATTTTTTAACAATAGTCCAATCAGGTTTCCAAATACTAATAGGAAGAAATCCAATTCTATCCATCATTGATAATTTTTTAACTTCTTTTCCAAACAAATCATGCTCAATTGCAATATTGTCAAGATTTTTATTAAACAATTCATCTTTATTTTCCATTTGTTTTTTTAATATAATTTATAATTATGTTTTTATTATTACTTTTTTAATCATTCTATATATTTTATTTTCATTATCGTAAAAATCCTCGTGGATCAATTTTTTTTGGTTTAATATTAAATCTTTTTCCAATCTCTATTGCTTTTTTATTTGCATAATCGGTGTAACGAGTAACTATTTCAAGTGCTTTACTATATGTTATTTCGTCTCTGAAAAGCAATTCTCTTGCATTTAATGAATCGTTATAAAGTTGTTCCATTTCTTGTTCCATGATGATATAATAACATACTTAATTATTAAAAGCAAGTAAGAAAGTGCATAACCTGTGCATAACTATTTTAATTTTGATAATACTTGTTTATATACTCTATATGCAACTTGTGCCATCATAATAGGGGGAACACTCATTCCAATAACATATTGAGAATGTTGACCGCAATAATTATAGTCAAGAGGAAAACTTCCTATCAATGAAATCGATTCATCATCTACTAATGTTTTTTCGTCAATCCAATAACGATTTATATCAGTTGTTATAGTATTGCTAGGATTATTAAGATTAAGCATAACATCTCCGTATCTATTCTTTGAGTAATGCTGTGTTTCTTTTTTATTCTTTCCTTTTACAAAATCTTTTATAGGAATAATATCTTCGTCAAAATACATATCTATATTTGGTGATTTATTAAATAAATCGTCAGTTTCTATCTTTTTAGATAAATCTTTTCTAATTGCTATAAAAAATACTCTTTCTCGTGCTTGTGGAACTCCCATTGTTTTTGAATTTAAAAGATAATATTTAACAACATAACCTGCTTCATCGAATTCTTTTAATATCCTCTTTACATATTTTACAGCATTTCCCATTAATAAACCCTTAACATTTTCAGCTATAACTACTTTAGGTTGAAGTTTTTTTGCCAAATCTATGAAATCAAAAAATAATGTATCAAGAACCTGATTAGACTGTCCTTCTCTAAACTTCTTTTCTTTACCCCAATCTTTTTCTCTATTACCTGCCATAGAAAAATTAGAACACGGAGGGCTACCATCAAGAACATCCAGATTATATAATTCTTCAGGTAAATCATCTCTATCTTTCATTGTTTTAATACCATCTAATATATAATATTTAGGATGATGATTTGCTTCATAAATCTCTTGCATTCTTGGGTCTATATCTTCTGCACCAATTACATTATAACCCGCCAGTTTATAACCCATACTTGACCCACCACCACATGAAAATGTGGAGAATACAGTACATCCATGTTTTTCTATTCCTGGTGCAGGATATCCATCTGATATTTTCCATTTATAATTAAATTTATGCATCATATTTTATATTTACTCACATCTAATTATACTATAACTATTTATAAAATGCAATCCATAACCTGTGCATAACTATAATGTGTTATTAATTATGTTTCTGTTTGTATTTACTTTTAAAGGAATGAAATGTTTTTGCATTTGACCCATTATCAATAACTAAAATATCACTATCACTACTTTGTAATAAAAAATTAATAATTTGAGCTGTTATCTCAAATTGATTCAAGTAAGATACTATCGATGTTATCTTCATATTTTTTTTAACAAATTTAATTTTTCAATAAAAAATCCAGCTTGATTTTTTTCTCTTGGAACCCATACCATTTTGAAATTTACAAATGATTTAATTCTATTGATTTCAGATATTATTGATAAAACTAAATTTTTATCATTTAATTTTTTGCCTACTTTCCCACTCATTACCCAAGCAAGATTATTTTTACTATCAGTTCTTATTTCAACATTTTTTATATTATTATTTTTACACCATAATAGAGCTTCTTTAACTGCAATAAGTTCTGCTATATTATTAGAACCACCATCTACTCTTTTATCTATAATAATATTTCCATTTTCATTTGTAACTACAGAGATCATTTTACGAAAAGAAATGTCTTTTTGATTATTACTACATCCACCATCTGTGTATAATATCATTTTCTTAATTTTTATTGTTTACTGAATTTACTGTTTTTACTTATATAAAGTTTTTGTTTTAAAAAAATAAAAAAATTTTTGAATTTTTTTTAAATTCATTCTTTCATTTTCATAGTTTTCCTAGTTTTCTTGATTTTCATAGTTTTCCTAGTTAAAATATATCTTTTTTATTGATTTTAACTATCCTTTGGTATATTATTTGCTTTTTAAGACAACCCCATTCCTTTTTTTGGAAGGAATTTGTTTTAAAAAAATATGAATGGTAATTCAAATGAATATATTATTGGATTTATTTTAGGATAGCATAAAAATCAGTTAACTAATTTAAAAACTAATTAATTGATTTTTATGTTTGTGCTTTAGCAGTTTGAAGATGGTTCAAGAGTTCTATCACCGTCTCTATAAAATTACTTATATTCCTGCCGTCCCCATAGTATTTCTACTACTCTGATTTCGCATAAAAGTTGCACATCCTTTTTATTGCGATTTTGATGTTGCTGGTGTTGTTGCGTCGCAGAGCATCTACCCCTCAGGGTTTTACCAATAATATATAGAATTCTATTATTTTCATTTCATCTTAACCCAGACCTTGGGCAATGTATCTTCTCTAACGATTCGCATACTTACAATTCAGATATATCAGATACAACGATTCAGAGGTGAATTCACAATAATCCTCATTCTCGATGAAACATAGTGTAGTCGAACACTACACTTTATTTTCTATGTTTTTTTAATTTTCTTAATTGCAGTATAGCACTTCTAAAAAAAATTGCAAGTTCTATCATTTCTGGTTTTTTTCATATTTACATTATACTATTTTTTTGCATTTTTTTTGAATGCTATTATGCTTTAGATGACAGTTCCTGCACATTATCATTTAAAAGGATAATTTTAGCAAAAGGTTACACTTTTTATTTCTTTTACTATGTATTTTAAATGATATAGTAAGTGCCTTTACTATATTACTCTACTGATATAGTAAGATAAAATGTCTGTTTATCCTATAAAATAAAGGATTTTATGGTTATTTACTAAATGGATTATTAAAAAAAGTGCATTTTTTGTGTATAATATAGATATGGAAACAAATAATATGATTAACTTAGGAGCAAAAGAAAGACCACGAGACGACAGAGATTATAAACTCGGTCAGATTCAAGCGCCAATTCAAATACCCGAAACTTACTTGCCTGATTATTCTTGGATTATTCCTTTGAGAAATTATCAAGGGCATTTACCAACCTGTTCTGCAAACGCAGATACTCATTTAAGAATGGTTATGGATTATGACCCGCTTCTGCCACCGCCGAAATATAATCCGAGATTTAATTGGATTGAATTCAAGATTTTAGATTCTTATCCTTTGGAAGATGGAACAGATATGAGAACGATTTTCAAAGCAAATCAGAATAATGGATTCTGTGATTATAATTTGCTTGATAATGATATTACTTTACCTCTGACTACATACTCTGACCCGAGCGTATTAAATCAAACAATAGTTCAAAATGCTTTGCCAAGAAGAATACAATCTTATGCTTTTGGAGAGACGGATTATAATTCTTTGGCTCAACATATTTATCAAAATAAAGCCGTATTGCTTTTAATTAAATGCGATGATGGATTTTGGGGAACAGAAACTCCTACTTTTACAACAGGTAAATATGGACATTTTGTGTGTGCAATAGGATATGACCCAGTAAAAGGTATAATGATAATTGATTCAGCTGACCCGAATTATGCAATCAAGTTTATCGCTCCGCAGTATTTATCGTTTGTGATAGAAAGCGGAACAATGGTTGAACTCCCGCCGACGAAAGAAACTCTTATGACAAAATTGATAGCATATTTACAGCTATTGGTAGGTTTGCTTAAAAAGAAATTAGGTGGTAAAATAAATTAAAAGGTCGTTTAATAAATAAAACAATGAATTATTCACTTTTAAGAAGTAAAACATTTTGGACAATTGTGTTTATGTTTGTCTTTAATGGTTTTGTAGCAATCAGTTCTAAAATACCAGCGGATTATGTATTAGCAATAAATGCTATTTTAACAGCAGTTGCAAGTATTTTCCATTTACAGACTGGACAAAGCACTGATGGTAGTAATTAGTTTTAAAAACAGGAACAACAAAAACAAATCAATCGTATACCAATCGTTTAATAATCGTATAATTTAGGAATTATAAAAAGTTGCAAAATATTGGTATAATATAGATGAGGTATGATATTGATGATTTCGCAAGAAATTATTGATATTATCACTCGATAAATGAAAAACAAAATATGGTCGATGGGGTTGAATGTTGTTATTACTGGCTTTTTCATATTAACTATTTCGTGCATTTTAATAAAATTTAAATGTGCGGATGCAAGTGTTGATACACATGTGCCTACGATAGTAACATTCTCAACCAAAGACTCAATTAGTTCTTCATCAATTAAGGATTATTTGATTGATGAGACAAAATTGTTTGGATTAGATACAAATGTTGTTATCTGGATTGTATCTAAAGAAAGTCAATTTGATCCAAACAAGCAGGGTGACGATAATATTTGTAATAATATCAATAGTATTAATTATAAAAAGAGAACTGTCAGTAGAGGTCTTTTTCAAATTTCGTCTTGCTATCATCCAGAGATTTCTGATGCGTGTGCATATAATATAAAATGTGCAACGCAATGGAGTTTGCAACATATGGCTGACGGATATATTAACGAATGGTCTACTTATAGGTTTAGAAATTTGTGGTATAAAGATTTCCCAAATTAAAAAACTTGCATTTTAAATTAATATACGTTAATATATTTAAGGTCGAACAAATAAACATACGTGAGGTGTATGTGATTAATAAGAAGGAGATTCCCACTAATAAAAAGTGGGATTTTCTTTTTCAATTGACCTGTGCATAACTATCACTTGCAATTAAAATCAAATAATGTATAATATAATTATGAAACATAAAATATTTGTATTTGTTGTTTTAATCTTAATATTAATTTTACTTTATAAAATAAATATTTTGAACGAAACAAAGAAAACGCAGAAAGAAGAAAATGTATTACAAAATAAAATAGCAGAAATGAAATCAGATGCACTTGCGAGTTTGCGTAATTGCGAAGCAAATGGATATAAAGTAGATGACGCACCTATTATTTTAGATAGCAATAGAAAAATGAGTATTGGATTATATATGTTTCAAACTGCAACAATTCAGTTTTATTACAAAACATTATATAATAAAGATATCACAACAAAACAAGCAGTTCTTATTGCATTAGATGAAAATTCATCTACACAACTTGCGTCAGATATATTATTTACAACAACAAAGTCATCTAAAAATTGGTTTAATTGTTCTAAAAAAATTAAACTGCAAAATAAAGTAGATTTAATAAAACAATTAGAAAACTAAAATGAAAGAATTAAAGTAATACCAGAAAAACTAATATAATAAAGACTTGCTTTTCGCAAAAATATGTGCTACACTTTAATTAAATAAAAATATGGCAAAAAAAAATGTAGATGATAAAAAAGGGATAGAAGCATTACTTTCTGGATTGCGTAAAAAATTTGGAGATGAATCATTAACTATATTTGATAGCACAAAAATTGAAAAAGTAGATGTTATATCTACTGGTTCTTATGCGGTAGATAGAGCATTGATGGTTGGCGGTTTGCCACGAGGAAGAATAACAGAAATATTCGGACCAGAAAGTTCTGGAAAAACTACATTAGCATTAAGTGTATGTGCTCAAGCACAAAAAAATAAAAATAGTTTTGTTGCATATATTGATGTGGAAAATGCTCTTGATAAAGATAGAGCATTTCAATTAGGAGTGGATTTGAAAAGAATGATTATTAGTCAACCACAAAGTGCAGAAGAAGCATTAAATGTTTTATTGGGATTGGTAGAATCTGGTGAATTTGATGTTGTTGTTGTAGATTCTGTTGCAGCATTAGTTCCTAATGTAGAAGCGGAAGGAAATATAGGAGATATGACAATGGGATATATGGCGAAAATGATGGCTCAAACATTGCGTAAATTGACACCAGTTTTGGCAAAAACAAAAACAGTTGTTATTTTTATAAATCAAATCAGAATGAAAATAGGAGGTGGTGTTTTTATGGGTAATCCAGAAACAACACCAGGCGGAAAAGCATTGCCATACGCAGCATCTATTAGAATAGACATTAGAAGAATTGGAACTGTAAAAGACGGAGAGGTTGCTATTGGAAATAATGTTCGTGCAAAAATAGTTAAAAATAAAGTTGGACCACCATATAGAACTGCAGAATTCTTTTTATTATATGATAAAGGAATATCATACGAAACAGATGTATTTAGTGTTGCATTGAATGAGGGTATTATACGAAAAGAAGGACATTCTTATTTCTTAGATGAAGAAAAAATAGCAACAAGTTCAAAAAGTGCAATGGCTGAATTTCAAACAAATCCAGAATTAGTAAAAAAGGTTGTTGATTTATTGGATAAAAATAAAAAACAAAAAATAGACGAAAACGATGAGAACATTTAAAACTGGTGCTACAAGAGATGACGCAGAAAATAAAATAGATTATGAAGGTTTTTTATCTCCAAAGGTATTAGAAAGATACGGGAAATATATGCTTAAACATCAAATTCAATCGGACGGACAATTAAGGGCTTCTGATAATTGGCAAAAAGGCATAGATAAATCAGCTTATGTAAAATCTCTAATCAGACATACAATACAATTTTGGGGCGTAGAAAGAGGCGAAGAGATGCGAGATGATAAAGGAAATCTCATTGATAAACAAGAAGCTTTATGTGCTATTTTATTCAATGCGATGGGCTATTTATATGAAGATTTAAAAGAAAAAAATATATGCAAAAAAAGGGATTAAAAATTCTCAGTCTCTTTGATGGAATGTCGGTCGCACAGCAAGCATTAAAAAATGCAGGGATTAAAGTTGATGCTTATTATGCCAGTGAGATTGACCCATACGCAATAGCAACGACACAGAGCAATTTTCCTGATACAATACAATTAGGAGATGTTAAAGATTTAGCTAACGAATTAGAAAAGATAAATAGGGAATGGACAAAAGACATAGATTTAATGATTGGTGGCAGTCCGTGCCAAGATTTATCAATTGCCAAGAAAGGCAGAGAAGGATTAAATGGTTCTCGCTCAGGATTATTCTGGGATTATGTTCGTATTCTCAAAGAAGTTAAACCAAAGTATTTTATATTAGAGAATGTTAATTCAATGCCAAAAGAAGCAAAAGAACTTATAACAGAAACTTTATGGGGAATTGAACCTGTTATGATAAATGCTGCTTTAGTTTCTGCTCAAAATAGGAAGCGTCTATTCTGGGTGGGCAAACTGGACGAATTCGGAACTTATAAGAAAGTGGAAATACTACAGCCAGAGGATAAAGGTATTTTACTGAAAGATATTTTAGAAGAGAATGTTGATGAAAAATATATTTTAAATGATAGTACGATAAAAGAACTTCATAGAACTTCTTATGGTGCGAAAGAAGTTCAAACAAAGGCGAATACAATCCGCATAGGTTCTTTCAATTCGGGCGGTCAAGCTGATAGAGTGTATTCTACTAATGGAAAATCTACAACTTTATCAGCAAATGGTGGTGGCAGGGGTGCAAAGACAGGATTATATCAAATCGGTTATATTGATGGAAAAAATTATCAGGGTAAAAGAGTTTATTCCACTGAAGGAAAATCTGTGACACTTCAAGCGGGAACATCTGCTGGTGGTGAATATGGACAAAGAACTGGGTTATATTACATTTCAAAGACTGGAGTTAAAAGTGAAATTGTGGGTAATAAATTGCTGAATAGCGAAAATAAAACACACCAACAAGATTTATTGCAAAATACCGAAGGCAAATGTAGGACAATACCAGCTGGTACACACGGTTCAACTCCTCATCTATTAAAAACAATAATGTCAGATAATACAATCCGCAAACTAACTCCGATAGAATGTCTCAGATTACAATCAATGCCAGACGATTATTTTGATAAAGCAATTTATAAAGGGAAACCAATATCAAATAGTCAAAGATATAAAATGGTAGGAAACGCTTTTAATTGTAAAGTCGTAGAACATATAATTAGATCTTTAAAATAAAACTATGAAACTTTTAATAGACGAAATAAACAGAAAAGCAATGATAGAATTCAATCACGATGATTTTGTTATTATTCCATCAGATGACGAATCAAAGGGAGATTATGCTTTGGCGTGGAAAATAGATAGAAGTTATTCTGGTAAAGATTCAGATATTGGAAGTCCTGCTATTTATATTACAGAAGATGAAGCTAAAAAATTAAAGTCGATTTTAGATGGATTGGATTTGCCAGATTATTTTTACGAATATGAAAACAATAGATGAATTTAAAAATAAAATAATTTGTGGTGATTGTATTGATGTAATGAAGGAAATAGATGATAATTCTATTGATACAATAGTAACTGACTCTCCTTATGGATTATCTTTTATGGGTAAGGAGTGGGATAATTTTGGCACAGATTTAAGAAAGTTTCAAGAGTGGACAAGGTTATGGGCTGTTGAAGCTATAAGAGTAGCAAAACCTGGAGCAACTATGCTTTGTTTTGGTGGAACACGCACTTGGCATCGGTTAGCTTGTGGGTTAGAAGACGCTGGGTGGCAAATAAAAGATACTGTGATGTGGTTATATGGACAAGGATTTCCAAAATCGTTGGATATTGGAAAAGGTGTGGATAAGTTACAAGGAAATAAGAGAGAAGTTATTGGGAGTAAAACTTATGGTTATCAGGTATCAATTTCTAAAAGTAGAGTAGAACAGGGGTATAGACCAAATCTTACAAATTCAACGAATGAAGTTATTATTAATAAAGGTAATTCCGAATGGGAAGGATATGGAACCGCTCTTAAACCAGCTTGGGAACCAATAATAATGGCGATGAAACCGAATGAAGGTTCTTATGTCAACAATGCGTTGAAATGGGGGGTAGCAGGGCTGAATATAGATGAAAGTAGAATAAATCATAATGAAAATTTAGCAGTAGAAAGAAACGAAAATAAAAAATTAGACACACAAGGACAGGGTTGGGGATTTAAAGCAGTCAGTAGAGGTAATCAAGGTCGTTTCCCGTCAAATTTAATTTTAGAATGTACTTGTGATAATGTGATAGAAGGGAGAGAGGAAGTAAAAGAACCAGAAGAAGTGAAAGGTGGAATATGGCATAAGTCAGAAGACAAACCAGCAGGGAGAACTTATAAAGGGACTAGAACAATTCATACAAATCCAGAGTGTCCTTGTTATATGTTAGATGAACAACAAAAAGGTGTCTCTCGTTTCTTCTATATAGCGAAAGTAAGTAAAAGCGAAAGGAATATGGGGTGCGAGGCGTTGGAGGACAAAGAAGGAATAAGAACAAATGTTTCAAGAGAAAACGAAAATAAAAAAATTTCAGCAAGAAAAAACAACCACCCAACAGTCAAACCTTTGAAACTTATGGAATATCTTGTTAGATTAGTAACTCCTCCAAATGGGATAGTATTAGACCCATTTTTAGGTTCAGGAACAACGGCAATGGCTTGCAAAGCGGAGGGATTTAATTTTATTGGAATAGAAAAAGAACCTGAATATGTTAAAATCGCTGAAGCAAGAATTAAAGCAATACCAAAAAAACTAATATAAATTTAATGAAAAGATCTCGAAACAATTTTGATACAGAACAGATTGCTAAATATTATGTAGACGCTACTGCTTGTTGGTGGTGTCAAATAACAAAACCTAATGACGAACTTCATTGGAATTATGGAAATGCTCTTCATCATATTTTAGGGAGAAGAGGACATTTTAATAATTCAATTTTAAACTCTTTCTTTATTAATAATGAAAAATGCCATATACCAAATCATCCAATATTAATGAAAAAAGAAAATCAAATAAAAATGTTAGAAAAAACATTACAATGGTTATATGAGCATAATTATGTTATGAATGATGATGATTATGGTTTTATAGAAGAACATAAAGATTATTATGAGTCTATTTTAAAAATGGATTAGGAATTTTAGTAAAAAATGAAAAAAATATCAGTTATAATACCGTGTTTGGGATTATGGAATGAATATACAAAACAATGTATAGATAGTTTGTATTCTGATAAAAATAAATTATCTATTGTTTTAATAGATAATAATAGCCAAGATGAAACTGCAATTGAATTTGCTAAATTAAAAGATACAGATAAGAAAGAATATCATTATATTCATAACGATAATAATAATGGTTGTTCTTCTGCGTGGAATCAGGGAATAAAATATGATAAAGCAGATTATTATTTTGTTATAAATAATGATACTTTATTTAATAAATATGCAATAGATAACTTGGTTGATTATTTAGATTCTGCTGATAATACGATAGTTATGGCGACTTGTTGTGATATGAGAGATAGTATTAAACCGCAAGAAATTATTAATTTAGAAAAAATAATTGGTATAGAAAATAAAGAATTGCCAGATTTTTCTGCGTTTATGATTAGTCAGAATTGTATAGATAAAGTTGGTTGGTTTGACGAGGGATTTTCTTATTTTGGAAAGGCTTATTTTGAGGATAATGATTTTGCGTTGCGTATTAAATTATCTAATTTATTAGCAATGAATATTTCTGATGCTCCTTATTATCATTTTGGGTCAAAGACACAGAGTGTTGTTTCTGCTGGATTTGAGATAAATCATAAATACTTTAAATTGAAATGGGGCTGTGATACTGATTATGTAGGCTGTTATAAAAATCCATTTAATGATGTAAAAAATGATTTAAAATGGGTATGGCAAAATGAGACACAAGAAGCAAGAGATAGTATATGCAAATTGTTGCATTAAGGACTTGCTTTTTGCAAAAAAGTGTGCTAAACTGAAATAGTTAAATATGAATGAAAAAACAGAAAGTGAGTTATTAACAAAAAGTTCAGAGATTTTAGAAAATTCAAATAAAATAATAGCTCTTTTGAATGATTTTAAAAAGAGCAATGAAATGAAATCTATGGAAATGCTTTCGTGGGCAAAGCAATTTCATATAATGTTAGAATCTGAATATGCAAAAGGAGCACAGGGTAATGTGTTCGCTATTTTGTTTCTTAATAAAAATACAGAAGAAAGGAGATTAATTCAGGTCGTTGCAAGTGATTTTGAAAAGGCTTATGCGTTATCCATTAGGGCTATAAATGGGTCGATGGATAGTCCTCCATCTGATTGGGTAATAGAAACTTATACAAAACAATCAGTTCCAATAGATGAAAAATTATTAGAAAATATAAATAAAAAAGTAAATAATATAGAAAGACCTCTTGAATCTTACATTAATTCATTAGAACTTGCAAGAGACAGATGGGCGAGAGGCATTACACAAAAAAAAGTAATAAATGTAATAATAAAAAAAATAAAAAAATATGGAAGAGAAAAATATGCAATATCCGTGGATTAATACAGTAGCTCCTGAACAAAAGGTTGCTATTATTGTTCCTTTATACGGATATTTTAAAGATTTAAAAGAGAGAGAACTTGGAAAGGATACGCTAGAATTATTAGCAAGAGATTTGCAAACATCTTCTGTTAAAAATTATATTATATTTGTAGCAGAAAGTAAAAGACTTACAAAAGATGTTAAAAACTTTTTAACAGTTAAATTTGCAAGTGGAAATGTTAAAGCAATAGAAGTTGAAGAGTTTGCTTCATATAATCAATATATAGAAGAGGGAATAGATTGTGCGTTGAATGATACAGATGCCAATTTTATTGTTGTTGCTAATCCGTGGATAACATTAAGAAGCGGAGAGATAGATGGATTAATAGGTAAATTGAATATAGGAGATGCAAGTATTATTAGCGGATTTGATGTTAGGTCAATTGGTGTTAGTGATGAAGAATTTGATGGATATGTTTTTCCAGCACCAAGAGCTATGCCAGGATTTAATTATAATTTCTGGGGAACAACAAGACAAATGGCTCAGATGTTTAGTATAGATATTGATTTCAAAACTAGATATTTTACAGAAGACGATTTTTATCAGACATTTGTTCGTAATAATTTTGTAACAGAAACAAGTCAATATTTCCCAATATATACATTACCAGTTGATTGGAAAATTTTAGAATCTGAAAAAGATTTCTTTGAAGATGGACAGCGATTTATAGATAAATGGCATTTTATGCCAGAAAAAGTAATAAAAAGAGATTAAAATGAAAAAAGAGCTAATTAAAAAGGAAGATAAAGTAATAAAAGTTCCAGACGATGCAGATGTTAAAAATATGGGTATTAATGCAATAACTGGAGAACCTTTTATTATTCCAAAAGATAATGACGAATGGATTAAAAATAGAGAGATAGATAAAGATGGTTCATCTATTATCATTACCCCAAGTGGAAAAAAACTTGAACTTAAAAGAAGAGGAGTTGACGCTAAAGAACTTGGTGCAATTATGTTAAGCGATGATTTAACAAAAGATGAAAAGAATAAAGCAGTTAGTCAGTATATTGCACAGGAATTTTCAGATAATGGAATGTTTGTTGCTGAGATATTTCAATCTCGTGGCACTTATACAAAAGAAGCAAGACATTTTTATTCGCAGATGAGGTTTGATTTTGAGAATTTTGCTGGTATATTTCAAAGATTTTTAGAAGATAGAGCAAAATCAATTATAAAATTACTTGAATTATCAAAAAGCGAGATTGAAAAGATAATAAAAGATTTGCCAAAAGTTAAAGGAGATATTCACGAAGCACTTTTGAAATCTGGGATAATAATGGAAAAGTCGCAAGAAATCTTATTAGAATTTGCAATTGCTTGTTTAAATGAGTCTGATGCATTGAAAGATGGAATAGATAGACTAACAAAAGAAAGAGAAAGATTAAAGGGTGGCGGTAGTTACATTTCTAAAAATGGAAATGTTTACAATCTTAATGATATAGATATTGCAGAAGTGGTTCAAAAAGAATGGGAAGAAAATCAAAAAAATAATAAATAAAAATATGACAAAAGAAGACGAAATAGTTTTTGGTAAAGTATTTTTAGAAAAACAGATAGAAGAGGCAAAAGAAAATTTGTTAAAATTAAAATTACAAGAAAGATATTTAAATTATAAATATGCATCTGCAAAATCTGGGAAGCCAAATATCGAAGAGAATTTAAAATATATCTCACGGTCGATTGATGATATAAAAGATTTTATAGATTATCTAAAATTATTAGAACAATAATTATGGCACAGAATGAAAAAAAATTAAAAACATATTTTTTATGTGAAGCGTGTGGGAAATATCATCCAGAAGATGAATGTGAAGAAGTGTATATTAAAATTATTAAAGGGAAGAATTGTGTTCTTAATCTTAGTAAGGATTATACATTTACATCGAAAGATGATGCAATATCTCACATAACAACACCAGAACAGGATTTGAAACAAGATATGTCGATAAATAAAAGTATTATACCATCTGGATTAAAAAAACGACACGCAGGAGGGGATATTCCATTGATTCCAGCAGCAGGAAATGGAAATGGAGCAAGAGGGAATATTTCACCTGCAAGTGTTTTTACACCTCCAGTTTAAAAATATGACAAAAAAACACGCACCGATTGAAAAATTAAGAGAGGCAAAAAAAGAGGCTGATAGGTTGATGATTGACAAGTATAAGGTAAGAGCGAAAGAAAGTGTCATCGATACTATTGAAGCTACACATGGAGAAGTTACACTTCCTGGCATACCATCTTATTTACCATTTCCTTGGACAATAAATGCAACGAGAAGGATTTTATACGACATAGCAAGATTGTGGCAATTACATACAGAAAAAGAAAATTTAAAATCAGAAGATGTAACAGAGTTTTTTAAATTCGTATTAAATGAACTTCGAGAAACTACTGGCATAATAGAACAACTTATGGCAAAAACAGTTAGAGATAAAAAGTTTGATACACGTTATTTACATCAAAGAGAGGCTGTAGCTGGTGTAAAGAAATTTCTTGTTGATAGTTTTGCCGTATCTGTTTTAGAAAAACAAAATTCATCAGTTTCTGATTATTTGGAATGGTTTTTTGATTGGACAGATTCTTTACTTGCAAAATATGCGGAACGATCTAGGTCGATAGATGGTAAGACAAAAAGTGGAATAATATTACCTAAATAATGCAAGAATGGCAGAATGTAAATATTGATAATATTTCTTTAGAAGATGCAGATGAAATGGATTTGCCTTTACAGGATTTGGATTCTACAATAAATGTAGAGATGTTCATTTTTAGTATAAAAAACAGAGATTTGGTGAAAATCTTATTATTAAGAGCACTTGGATTAAGTCATAAGGAGATTATAAAGATTATCAATATAAATAATAATGTATATTATTCGTTACTGAATGAACTTAAAAAGGAGTTCATTGCATTTATGGACTATTAAAAAAATAGTGCATTTTTTGTGTATAATTAAGATATAAAATTATGAATTCTCAAAACGGGGATAATTTAAAAAAATTGGTTACTGGCAATGTTTTAATGGACGAATACATACAGAAGTCAGATTCTGAACGCATAAGTCAAGAGCGTTCTTTTGCGTTTACTAAAAGGAAAAGATTGTCTTATTCAATAGAAAAGGGTCTTTCAAAGCCAGGACTTGTATCATACGATGTTTTACGCAGAATAGTTAGGTCTGTTCACGCAGCAAGAATATGCGTTAATGTTTTAAAAGATAAGGTTGCAAAAACAAAGTGGGTCATACAACCTATTAATCCAAGAGAAAAAGTTGACCCAGAAAAAATAAAACAAGTTGAAAATTTGTTTAAGTATCCAAATCCATCAGAATCGTTTAGAACATTATTGGATAAGATAATGGAAGATTTGCTTTCTCTTGATACTGTTTTTATTGAAAAAGTTAGATATAATGATGGGACACTTGCTGGATTATTTTATTGCGATGCGGCAACAATAAGACCAGTTTTTAATGAAAAAGGAGAACAAGATGTTATCGTTCCATTACCAGATAAAAATGGAGGAGTAAAGAAATTACCAGTTTCTTATGTTCAAATAGAAAATGCAAGTCCTTATGGAGGTGCTACATCTGGTAACGTTGTAGCAGCATGGCCTAAAAAAGATATGGTTCATTTCAATATGCATCCACAGGGCAATATGGAAAATTTTGGATATGGACTTTCACCGATTGAAAGCGTGTTGGGCGTTATAACAAATATTTTAAATGCAGATAATTACAATAGCACTTATTTTCAAGAAGGTGCATTCCCACCAGCTATTATACAATTAAAAGCAAATATTGACCCTCGTGAACTTGAAAATCTCAGAGAATATTTATATTCAGAACTTAATGGACAATTCCATAGACCAGCAGTATTTGCAGGAGATATGGATATGGATGTAAAAGATTTGAAAACATTGACGCAGAGAGATATGCAGTTTATGGATTATATGACATTTATGTTAAAATTGCTTGCTGCGGCATTTGGTTTATCAGGACAGGATGTTGGATTATCTGGTGATATAAATAGCACAGATTCTAATGTTCAAAAAGATTTATCACAAGCAAAAGGATATGGTGCATTACTTACTTTATTACAAGAGGAATTTAATCAACAAATTATTTGGAAAGATTTTGGATATACAGATATAGAATTTGCGTGGATAAATCCAGACACAGAAGATCCAAAAGAAAATGTAGCTGTTTATGATACTTCGCTTAGAAATGGTTCGCTTACATTAAATGAAGTTAGGAAAAGTTTAGGAAAAGAACCTTATGGGGCTTGGGCTGATATTCCTATGGTTTTAGGTGCGATGGGATATACACCTATTATGCCAAAATCAGATGCTGCGAAACCAGAAGGAGAAGACGAGGAAGAAACTCATTCAGATTCTGATTTTGTGGGAATGGAAAAACCAATGAAAGAACAAGCGATAGAAGATGATAGCAATTTAGAAAATACAACAACAGAAGAAATACATAAAAGTATTTTGACTCCAGATGGTTATGAAACTTATGTTGATGATCGTGGATATGGACAGCCATTTATATTTTATAAGATTTTAACAGGAGAAGGATATGTTATTAAACCTCCTGTTGCAGTAAATTTAGATAGTCAAATAATGGAAGAAAAATTGACACATAAATTGGCAGATGAAGGATTGAGAGTAAATCCTGTAACAAGAATGACATTGGCAGATATTGAAACAAAATTATTAACATCAGATACTTTAAGAAAGCAGTTTAACGATTATGTAGAAATGGCACCAGCTTACGATAGTAAAAAATGGTCAGCTACTTTTGGCAATAGCAGAAAGTATCCTTATTATTCTGTTAGTAAATTTATAGATGGAAGAAGTTTGAAAGATCCTTTACTTATAAAGGATATGCAAAGAGTTCCACAGGATTACAAACAAGCAATTAAAGAATTAGCTGATTTATGGTTAGCTGAAAAGAAATATGTTTTAGGCGATAGACGAGCAGACCAAGTATTATTTACTCCAGATAAACATATTATGGCATTTGATTTTCAATTCGAGGGCAATAAAAACAGATGGAAGAGTACAAAGGATTCATACGCAAACGCACTGAAACCAATACCAGAACTTTATAATTTATTTATAGAATTGACAAATCAGAACAAAGAGTCTGTTGTTAAAAAGATAAAGAATATATTTAAAAAAGATGCATTAGAAAGTCCTACTAATGAGTATTTTGCTTTCGGAACGCTTGTGAATGGCGATGTAAAGTTTAAGGAAAATGTAAAAAAAGTTTTTGACAAAAAATCAGAGGATATTTTAATCGATAATGGTTTTACAGAATTGAGTTTTATGTATGATTTTAATACTGCTCAAAAGATTTTATCTGATTATGTAACAAAAAATCCAAAAGCATATGGTGGTATATTCATAAAAGAAGATGAGAGAGGGCTGATGTATTGTATATACACTAAACAATAAAAAATAATATGGACCCATTACGCAATGTAAAAACAACAATTATTCCTCTTAATGTAGCAAATACAGAGTATTCTTTTTTCTTACCAGATGAAACAAAACAGATTTCGTTTGGATTAAGGACTGCGGGTGCTTATTTATATTATTCGTGGCAATCTGGGCAGGTTCCATCTAATAATGGTGCATATATAACATTACTTCCTGGAAGTTCTATTGAAATTAGTGAAATGAATTTATTGGGTGGTAAAACAATATATTTTTCAACAGATACAGATTCTCAGATTGTGGAAATGGAAGTATGGAATTAAAACATTAAGATAAACAATATGAAGATTAATCCTAATTATTGGATATTACAAGGTAATCAGTTAAAACCATCTAATCCTAATTGGTCTGTTTGGGGTGAGGGTTCTGTTTTGTGGGGCTCTATAACTGGCACACTTTCTAATCAGACTGACCTACAATCAGCTCTCAATGGGCTTGTTCCTTACTCAGGAGCAAATAAGAACTTATCAATGGGAAATTATAATGTTTCTGCTCTGGGATTAACTTCTACTAATCTTACCGTTGATACAAGCACTCTTTATGTAGATAGCGTCAATCATAGATTGGGGATTGGGACGACAAGTCCCGGTACGACGCTGCATGTCGTTGGAACTTTTCGCCTCGCAAGTAATGGTTCTAATTTTGTAAATATAACCAATTCTAATGTAGGAAGTGGTTCTATCTCAATACCAAATCTTGCTGGTGTTGATGTATTTGATGTATTAGGCACAGCTCAAACATTTACTGCCACAAAAACATTTTCAAATAGTACATATTCCGCACTTTTTACTGGTGGCAATGTCGGGATTGGAACAACAGCACCAAGAGCAAATTTTGAAGTAGATGGATCAGTTTGGTTGAAAACACATTTAGCAGATGATGCGGAAACTCTTATTATTGAACCAAACACAAGTGCAAATGCTGTTCAATTAAGAACCTATGTGGCAGCTGGAAACATAATCATAGGTAACAACTCTAATAATGTTTTATTAGCTACGGGTTCTGGCAATGTGGGCATCGGAATGACATCGCCAACTTCTCAGCTTACTCAAAAATCTACTACTGCTTTACAAAGCGCTCCATTAGGTAGTCAATTATTATCAACATCTAACTGGACGACAACAGGTTGGACTGGTGATTTCGTTAACGGATTTACTCATACAACAGGAAATACGACAGCACTGACCAACACATTAGCGGCAACTTCTGGCAATTTATATCAAATCTCATTTACGGTTACAAATAGAACTGCTGGTTCATTTACAATTAGTTTCGGAAGCGTAACATCAGGTAGTTATACAGCAACAAATGCGTGGGGAGTAAAAGCAACAGGAACAGGAACGCTATCTATTACACCAACTAGTGATTTCAATGGGACAATAGTAATAGGTATTCAACAAATTACAGGAATATATTCGCCTATTTATGCTATTCAAGATAACACTGGTGCTAATAATATTGAAATTAGAAGCAGTTTAAATTCGCTTAATAATCTATTTATTGGTAAAAACACTGGAGGTCATAATACGACTGGTTCCAGTAATACATTTATAGGAGCTAACTCAGGGGCATACAACACCACAGGAAACAACAACACAGCTAATGGATATGCTTCTTTCAACTCCAATACCACAGGAGGATATAACACAGCAAATGGATATGGATCTCTCAACAACAACACAACAGGTAACTACAATACAGCTAATGGATTTTATTCCCTCTACTATAACACAACAGGAAACTACAATACAGCAAATGGTGTAAGCACACTCCAAGCCAACACTACGGGGGTATATAATACAGCCGATGGTATGAACGCACTTTCCTCAAACACTACGGGAAGCAGTAATACAGCTAATGGGGCAAGTGCATTATCATCCAACAACACAGGGTCTAATAATGTAGCCAATGGAGTAAGCGCTCTCTATTCCAACACCACAGGCACTAGCAATACAGCTAATGGATATTATTCTCTAAATTCCAATACTACAGGTAACTATAATACCGCATTAGGTTATTATTCTGGTCGTTTTATTGCTGATGGAGCAACAGGCAACGCTACATCAACTAATTCTATATATTTAGGAGCAAATACAAAAGCATTAGCCAGTGGAGATACAAATGAAATAGTAATAGGTTATAACGCAACAGGGTTAGGTTCAAATACGGCTGTTTTAGGGAATAGTTCAATTGTTACCACTGCTTTATATGGAAATGTCGGCGTTGGAACGACAACGCCACATGACAAATTAGATGTAAACGGAGTAATAAGTTCAGGATACACTGCTGGTAATGGTGAAATTAGAATGTATCAGAATAATAATCAAGATGGTATTTATGTTGCGTTAAAAACCGATACTACGAATAAAAAAAGTGGATTATTTAGAAGTAATACCAATTTTTTCAATTATTATGACACAAATACTGGTGATACTGTATTAGATGCTACTTTTGCTAGTAGTTCTGACATCTTTAAGATACAAGGTGTTGAAAAAATGAGAATAGCAAATAACGGCAATGTCGGTATTGGAACTACTACACCAAATTACCAATGTCATATCAATGGCACATTAGGATTTACACCTGGAAGCTCCGTGACACCAGCTAATAATGGTGATATAGTTATAGAAGCAACGAGCAACACATCAGTTACTATAAAATTAAAAGGTTCTGATGGTGTTGTAAGAAGTGTTGCACTTACACTATCATAATAAAGGTCGTAAAAAATAATAAAAATATGAATTACATCGCAAAACAAATTAATCAAGAAGGAATGGGCAATGACTATTATGAATTATTTACACCAGTTGAAATGACTGGGGTAGATGGAACAACGGTCGAAGTATTGCAAAGTATTGGAACTTATTCCTTATCAGACTTAAATGCTCAGAGGCAAAATTACTTAGACCAAATAAATAGTATTGAAGAAAAAATTACAGCTATAAATAACTTAAAATAAAAAATAGTGCATTTTTTGTGTATAATTAAATTATAAAGGTCTAAAAAATTAATCAATAATAAAAATATGATAATCAAATTGAAATTAGATGATAAGTTCTACGAAGGAGAAATCAACGAAGTTGCACAACCAGAAATTGTTACTCCGACAGAAGAAACAACAGCGGAAGTCGCAGATGAACCAATAGTGGAATCGGAGGTAGTTGATGCAGAGTAGGGTATTGTATGCGAGGGTCTGTTCTATTTATAAAATATATTTTTTTTAACAACAGACCCTCGTATTTCAGAGATATAAAAAATAGTGTATTTTTTCTATATAATTAAGATAACAAAATGAAAAAGTTAATGTCGGGCGAAACAAGTATAACAATTCAGGTATTACTGACAATTATCAGTGGAATTGCGATTGGAATATTTACTGCGATTAGTTATGTGAATTCACAAATATCCCCAGTTGCAGCAGAAACACAAGCAAACTCACAAGCAATCGCAGGAATGCAAAGCGATATATCTTGGGTTAAACAAGCACTTCAAGCTCAAGGATTTTCTCCTAAAGGTCAACAAATCAATTAAATAAATGTTTGAAATAATTTGGAAATCGTTACAGGTAAATAAAGACACGTTAGATGAAGTTATTGAAGAGATTAATCGTGAGATTAGTCGTATTAGTGCAAATCGTATTCCATATTTAACTGGTCGTGCATTAAAAAAGGAACTCGTTCGTGTTCAAGAATTAAGAAATCAACGAGATATTATTAAAAAGAAATTTGGAACAGCTACTCCGAAAAATTCTGCAGATAATGAAATTGATGAAACTGATAAAGATATGGGTGTAGAAAATGCTGGAAATATACCAGTATCTTTGTTAGCTCGTCAAGACCTTTCAGAAACTGAAAAATCTGAAGATTATGTAACTGGTGATTATATACATTTATATAATAAACGAGCAAAAATTAAATGGAGGGATGGACATGGAAACTATCAAGTAGAGTTTTTAGATGGAAAGGATAAGGGAAAAACAATGATAGTGCCAGAAAACGAGATAGACAAAATGATTTCAAAAAATATAGATTTAATAATAAAAAAATATGAATAAATTATTCAAAATGTTGTTAAGAAAAACAAGTGACGGCACAGAAGAAGAGGATGCGTTAAAAAGTGCTGATTTAACTTGTTGGGTTCAAAATGCTAATGATTTATATGAACAAGGTAAATCATATAATTATATTATATCAGATTTACAAACGAAAGGAGTATCGCCAAGTGATATTGCAATAGTAATGGATTTATTCCAGCAAATGGTTGGTGACGAAGGAATTGTAAAATCTAATGTAGAAAAGATTATAAGACACGAAGGAAATGAATGGGTTTTATATTCTCACGAAGGAAAGGTATTAGGAAGACATCCTACAAAGGAAAGTGCAGAAGGACAAGAGGCGGCAGTTCAAGCAAATAAATCACAGGTTAAAAAAGGATTAAGTTATGACGAATGGGAAGAAAAAGTTATTGAAGAATTAGCAAAACTTTTAGATGCACCTATTTCAGATATACAAGGTATTATTATGTTGCAATCTTTCATTTTAGACAGAGAATGGGCAAAAGATACTGACCCTAAAAAAGTTGCTCAACTTATTGAAAGAGCTTCAATTGTTCATAGGTCACAAAAAGAATTAAGCCGTGACGAATGGGAAGAAAAAGTTATTGAAGAAGTAGCAAAATTTTTTGGTATATCTATTTCAGATGCACAAGGTATTGTTATGATACAACCTTTCATTTTACAGAAAGAATGGGTAAAAGATACTGATCCTGAAAAAGTCGCTCAACTTATTGAAAGAGCTGCGACAATTCATAGGTCACAAGATGAAACATCTACAGAAAAAGATATAGTTGATTATCTTGATAAAAGTTTTTCAGATGATAGTGTAATAACAGTCGCTGTTGTAAAAGAGAAAATTCGTAAAGCATTTCCAGAGATTAAATCAGATTGGTCAGTTGGAGTATTGGCTAGTTTATGGATTGATAGACAGAGATTGAATAAAGCGTTTCCATCGTTATCATCTAATATTACAAAAAATCTTACTGATGTAAGAGTTGCAGAAAAACTTTTGACAGAGGAAGAATCTATTAAAACCTATTTGCATTTAGATGGCGATGATTTGTCAGGGAATCCGCAATATATTAAGGAAGTAAGTAAACTTAGTCGTTTTGGCGTAGGTCCAGATGTTATGAGAATATTAGAGGATGCAGGTCATCATTCATTGGTTAAAGTGCTTATGAGTTTAGGTTCTCCAAGCCCTGCTATTCAGAAATCATCATTTAACGTTACAAAGAATGCTAATGATGATGAAAGAGTTGCAGAAAGATTAATGGCAGATGAAACAAGAATTAATAATGATTTACATATACAAGGCGGAGACCGTTCAAATGATCCACAATATATTGATAGAATAAAGAGAATTAATCGTTCGGGAATTAATCCAAATGTTATGGCAATATTGGAGGACGAGAATTATCATTCATTGGTTTCAGTGCTTATGAGTTTAGGAGCACCAAGACCTGCAAATAAAGTTCGCAGAGGAGGAATAGATGATGATGAACTATGGGGAAAATCTCAAGATGTTACCAATAAATCAATTGAAAAAAGTAGAATTCCAGAACGAACCATTATGATTGCTTCGCTAGATGAAATGGATTATATACAAATGGGAGTTAAACAAGAAACTCCAACTAGTTGGATTGATTCCAATGGGAATGTCTGGCCAAAAAGCGAATACAAGTTTGTTGAAGAATTGAAACCTGTAAAAAAGGATGATACTACCAATAAATCAATTCCCAATCGAACAGAACAAGCAAAAGTATTAATAAATGTTGACCACGATCTTCGGGTTAAACTTGGATTTTTTGATGGAAAAAGCATGAATGATCCTAGGAACTGGAATGAATACAAACAAGAATTAAGTGAAAGATTTGTTGGAAATGTTTCTCAAGAAACTTTATCAGATTTAAAGGATAGTGGTTATAATTCGTTAGTATTGGCATTGAAAGAATTAGGTAGAATAAGTAAATCTCAAGATGTTACCAATAAAGGAATTTATAATAAAACAGAACAAGCACAAGTATTAATAAATCTTGACTACTATCTTCGGATTAAATTTGGATTTTTCGAGGGAAAAAGCATTAAGGATCCCAAAATCTGGAATGAATACAAACGAAAATTAGGTGAAATGTTTGTTGGAAATGTTTCTCAAGAAACTTTATCAGACTTAAAAGATAATGGTCGTGATTGGTTAATATTGGCGTTGAAAGAATTGGGTAGAATAAGTAAATCTCAAGATAATGTTACCAATAATACAGAAAAGGATTTAAAGACATCGCTTGGCGTTCAAAGACATAACAATAGAATGGATAATATTTGGAATGATGCAAAAGAACTTGAGCGTAAGCGTGTTGCGGCAGGTGAAGAACCAAATCCAAGTCTTACCAGCCCAGAAGAAGCTGCAAAGTACGGATGGGTGCCAGTTAAAATAGATGGATATAATAGGTATCAGAGAAAAGCACAGAAATCACAGGATAATGTTACTAATAAATCATTTGAAAAAGGATCTAGATATACCATTGTTAGAAGAACTTTTGAAGCAGAAAAATATCCAAAAGGTAGTGCAGAGAGAGCAAAATTAAATGAAAATCCTTTAACTAGTGAATATGCACATTCATATAAATATGCAGTAGTTGATGGAAGTGGAGAATCTATGGAGGAGTTTTATAGTAAAACAGATGCTCAGAATTGGATTGATGCTCATACAAAAAATACTACTAATAAATCATTTGAAAATCCAACAGCAGAAGGAGAACGATTAATGATTATTGATAATGAAATTTGGGATAAATTTGGATTTAGAAGCGGAAGCGATGTAGATAAGAACTGGAATAAATATAAACAGGCAGTAAATGAAAAAGTTCATGGAAAAGTTTCTAAAGAAACTTGGGAAGATTTGGAAGATAATAATTATCACTCAATGATAAAAGCATTGAATGAATTGGGCAAGTTAGAAAAATCACAAATTCAAAAAGGAAGTCTTTCGTATGGCGTTGAAGGAGAAATACAATTAGAGGCTGAAAATAATTTTGGACCATATTCAACAAGACGAGAGGTTGAAAATAATGTTAAATCTGCAATAAGGGATATGTTTAATTGGGTCAAAGATAAAGATGACTTAAAAAAACTTAAAGAAGTTTCAAATAATCCATCTAAAATAAAAGATATTGTTGATTCAATTTGCGAAGATTCGGATATTACAAAAACAGAGAAATCTCAAGTAGAAAAAGCAGATGATTCAAATTCTCTTAGAGCAGTAAATGCACGAAAACTTTATACAGCACAACAGATTCATTCAAAATATGCAGGGAAGTTTGTAGATTTCTATCCTTATTATCATGATTATTGGAATGATAAAACTAATCGGTATGAAACTGTTTATGAGGTAAGAGGAGTAAGTAGCAAGGAGAGAGAGAATTATCGACCAGCAGAAGACATTGGTAAGTCTATAGAAAAAGCTCGAACAATTGGTGCTCATTGGAAAGGAGAGATAAAAAGGATTATGGCACAGGGCAAGAAGCAGGGTATTGAAAATATTAATCAGATGAAAGATTTTGTTTATGACAAACTTCCACAGGAAGCATTTGACACATGGGAAAGTGCATACTCGGAAATCGGTAATTTAGTTCATGAATATTGGGATAGTATTCCAGATTCTCGACCAAGTTATATGAAAGCACAGGGCGATCATTTTTATTTTGGCGAGCGGGTTGATTTCATATTTGGTGATAATAACAGAGCGACAGGAAAAATTATTAGTCTTTGGAGGTCACGAGATAGACAAGCACTTGCAATTAAAAGCGATGAAACTGGTAAGATATATGAGTATTGGTCTGATGATCCTAAAGTGATTAAGCTCAAGAAATCTCAATTAAAAAAAGGAACTTTTGATTCTGATATAAAAGAAGAAGAGGAAGGTTCAGAACATTATGAAGACCTTGCAAATAAATATCCAGAATTTAGTTCAGAGTTTAATGAAATGGCTCAACAGGAATTGGGACATAAAAAGAACCTTGAAGAAATGAAGAATAAATTAGATGCGACAGAAACTACAAAGTCAAGACAAGATATTAACGATTATATAGATGATTATTATCGTGGCGGAGATCATCATTCTGAAGCAGAAAAAATAACAAATATTCTTTTTGATAATCCGAGTCTAGAAAAGGATTTAGAAAAAATAGGGAATGAATTTGATGTCAGCCATTATGTTGAGAGTTATTTAGATAGAACCTATAAAAAGAAATCTTCTTCTGAAATTAGAAAAACAACATGGGACGTGACTGTTGAATATGCGGATGCAAAAGATGGATATAAAAGAAAGAAACAGACATTTAGATTAAATATAGCAGGAGATCCTGTATATGAATGGAGAGACGCATTGAGCATGAAAGTTGGACCATTAGAATTTGCACGTTTTACAGATACACATGTCGTTAAATATGATATGCCTTTTTTTGGAACGAGAAAATCAATTTCGAATGATGAGCAAGATGATACTACAGAAAAAGCAACAATGTATACTGGATACAAATGTAAATTATGTGGAGAAGAGTTTTTTCCATATACAGACCAACAGTTATCATCGCATCTTAAGAATAAACATCCACAACAATATAAAGAACTTCAAGATGCTGAAGATAATTACGAAGATTTAATGTTATGGGATTTCTTTACAAAGTTTAAGAGACTTCTGAAATCACAACCATTAAAAGTAACAGATGCAGAGATCCGAGATTTTTTAGGACAGAATAGTGATATTCATGATGTTGAAAAACTAATTAATATGGTTATGCAGAAATTTAATTTTCATCGTAGTGGAGCCATTGATCAGGTTTGGGACTTTATAGAAGATGTTATTCCTCCAGAGAGACGACATCTTTATAAATCTCAATTAGTATCAAAAGCAATAGATGGTTTTATTAACAAGTATGAAAAAAGTGCTGTTACAGACGAAATAGCTCGACAATTACGAACTCTTGGATGGAAAGGACCAATTGTATCTACTGGTAGTAATTCAGTTAAAGTTAATAATGGATTAAAAGGTGTTACTATAACTTATAACGAAGGAAGTGATTTATATGATTTAGTTCCTTATGACGCAACTAACGGATTGAAATATGGTAGTCGTATTAGCGATATATATGCAGATGATTTGGTATCAACTATTGACAGATTAATATCACAGACGAGTAAATCACAAGTATCAAAAACAATAGATAATATTTTTGATAAATACGAAACAATACAAAAGCCAGGAGCATCGCATTCTATAACCAATAAGGGAATATTAGAATCAAGGATTGATAGAAATGGTAATATAAAGCATAAATGGGAAGATTAAAAAAAATAACATAATTTTAGTATAATTAAAGTATATGAACAAGATAATCGCAACGTTTAATGGAAATACACCATTTAAGTTTTTTATAGAAAAAGCTGAATCATTTAATCCAGAAGATTATAATGGCGAATGGGTTATTTATGGATGTGCTTCTTCTACAAACACAGACCACGATCAAGAAAAAATGGCTCCTCAAGCATTGGAGCAAATGGCAGAGATAATCAACAAGCAACCAATACCGCTTAGATATGAACATCAAAAAGATGAAAATTCTATTATAGGAAAAGTATTTGAAGCAAGTGTTGATGCTCGTAATAAATTGATGATTAAAGCACAACTTGATAAAACAAATCCTATTGCAAAAGTATTATGGGACGGAATTATATCAGGTTCAAAAATGGGATTTTCAGTAGGAGGAAGAGTAGTTCAAGCGGCGAGAGAATTAGTGGAGGGAATAGGTAAAAAGATTAGAACATTTTATAAAGTAGATGTCGATGAAGTTTCAGTAACTCCTCGACCATCTAATTTTGATGCGTGGATGGTAAATCATTCTTTCGCTAAATCAATATCGGAGGCAAGCACATATAGAGATAATTTTAGTTTCTATGGTGCATTTTTAAGAGACAATCCCGGATTAGATTATTTGGCAGTGATTGAAAAATCAATACCAGATAAAGATTGGATAAAGGTCGATAGTAACATACAAAATAAAAAAATGAAAATAATTAAAACAAGCAGAACTTCAACGGAAACAGAAGAAACAACACCATTTGTTGAAACAACAGAAACAGATTCATATGGTAAAACATCTCCAGATCTAATGGCAGAAGCAAGAAAATTAATGAAAATTAATGATGAAATTTATAATAAACTTGGAATTAAAAGTGAAAAAGATTTAGATGATAACTGGGATAAATATCAACAAGCAGTAAGTAGTAAAGTTAATGGAAAAATTTCTAAAGAAGTAATGAAATATCTATTAGATAATCGTTATTATGCAATAGTAAGTGCATTATTTCATTTGAATAAGATAGAAAAATCTCAGTCTCAGGAAGATGAAACATCAGAAACGACAGAAGAAAAAGAAAATTCTACCATTGATGAATTAATAACTTCTGATAAAAGTATTCCAGAAACATCTGATACTGAAACGACAACAAAAGAAACATCAGATACTGAAACAACAACAAAGGAAGAAGATGAAGAAACTGTAACCTCAAAATCGTATGTTGATGAAGTAGTTGGAAATCTTAAAAAGGAACTTGATTCCAAGTTCAGCGATGTACTTGGCGTTTTAAAAGCCATTAAGAAATCTATTGATACTACCGACACAACAGACGAAACAACTGAAAAAGATGAATCAGAAACAACATCTGAAACAGAAAAAGATATAGATGATGAATCTGAAACAACTGAAAAAGATGAAACTGAAACAACAAATGAAACAACAAAAGGTTTTACAACTTCTACAACAGAAAAAGATGTAGACGATGAAACAACTTCTACAACAGAAAAAGATGTAGACGATGAAACAACATCTACAACATCTGAAGCTAAAAAAGCATTTAGCAGAAAATCATCTTCAACAGAATCTACAACAACAAAAGCAGAAGAAACAATTTCTGAAACTTTTGAAACAACCGATTCTGACACAACAGATTCTGATGAAACAACAACATCTGATACAACTGATTCAACTACAAATGATTATGGTGCTGAATATGTAATTCCAGATGTAAATGAAGCAATGAAATCTGCAAGAGCGATGGGAATAAATCCATTAGATGCTTTTGTATATGCTTTAACAAAGCATATCAAACAATTCGAGAATAAAATAATGGAAAAGAATAATACAAGAATTGTTGGATTAGCAAATGAAGTTGCTACTATAATTAGAAACGATAAGACCATTCAAAAATCTATCAAAGGATGGATGAATGAACCAATCGCTCCTAAATCAGTAGCGTTTGGAGTTCCTTACATTAAAGAAAGAAACGGAGATTTATTTAGATTAACACCTATTAATAAATCAGAAGACGAAGAGTTAAGGAAATCATTTGTTGGTAAGAGTTTCAAAGAACTTTATCAAGCAAAATATTCAACTACATTGGAATAAAAAAAATAATGGTAGGGAATTGGAACTCCCGAACCTAAAAGCCTATCTGAGACCAACGTCTATGAAGAAGGAAGCCTCTAAAAATGGCAAATTCTATTGGTAATGTTTTTATGGTCGATACATTTAAGTTCGCTTGTTTATATCTACATTAAGTTGTTATATAAATGAGATAAGGACAAAGCCAATTGTTATTAGTACATTTACAACAAAATTATGAAAGAAATTAGTGCTTTAGAAAAAGCATTAGGAAGGATAGAAAAGGATGTTAATGTTTCGTTCGCTGGACCAATTCCATCAGGATTATTGGCACGTCAAGATTTGGAGTCGACATTAGTCGTGCTCTCAGATCGTCTTACGCCATTTCGTGATAGAGTTAGTCGTGAACAAGGACAGGGCAATGCCCATCTTTGGAATCAAAGAACAAGACTTGACACCATTTCTAAAGGACCTGCAGGACTGGTAAATTTGTTTTATGCTGATGGAAACATTCCAAATCAGAATGACCCAGCATATGTTCAAAAATCAGCTGCATACAAATACCTTGGTCAGACTGCGGTAATTACTGGCCCGATGATTGCATCAGGTAGGTCTTACATTGATATGGAGGCGGAAGTTGCCGAGGCAGCTTTACGTGCCGTTATACAATGTGAGGAATGGGCTGATTTCAAAGCATCATCGTCTGTCAATTCATTGGCATATGATGGTTTTGATGCTCAGTTAACAACTGCGGTCATTGATAATACAGGAAATACTTTAACATCTACAGGACTTACAATCCCTGCATTCGACTCAGTCATAAAGGCTACTCGTAATCAGGGCAATACTAAAGTAGATGCTATCTATCTCTCGTATGGTCTTCAAACATTAGTAAATCAGATAATCTCAGGACAAGCTCGTTACTTCGTTCAACCTGACGGTGGACGAGGAACGACTTTGGCAGCTGGTGACAATGTCGTCAGCTATATGAGTCCTTTGGGAAGTGTTCCTATTATAGGAGATTTCTTCTGCAATCCGACTTTGCCATATCCTTATGATGCGGCTGGTTCGTCTGATGTTTCAGGTAGTCCACTTTCTGATGTTTACTTCTTAAGACACGATTCGCTTGGAAATGAGATGGTTGATTTGATGCCAATAGGACGCACAGAACTTGCAAAAATTGCAGACTCAGTTCGTTTCTATATTAACGAATACACAGTTTTGGCTTTGAAAGCTGAACCTTGGAATGGCATTTTATTGAACGTCGCAGATCCTGCATAATCGTTCTTAAAATAAATATAACTTGTGGCAGTGAGAGATTGAGTGGTTCTTCCGAGCCTACTCAATCTCTGCTGGAAGCATTGTCACTAAAAATAACATGATAGTAAAAATAATAGATAAAAGAGTAAGTGCTATTTTATGGAAAAATAAATATCTGCCAACAAATGTAGATATAGATTTATCGGTAAGTGATATATTGCATTTCTCTAGAAGGAATCCAATAGAATTTAATATACCAACAATTGATTATAATCCTGAAACATGGAAGAATAAACAATTTGTTTTAATAGGGGACGCTGATTCTACCAGTGGTTTTGGTAATTGCACGACTAATTTAATAACGCAATCTATTAAAAATAAATACGATATTAGATGGATTGGAAAACAATACGAAGTTCCACAATTAACGAGATATAATTATCAAGATATATCAACTGATATGGGTGTGGTATTCCACGAACAACCAAAACAAGAATGGCTAACTTTACCATTCCAGAAAAAACTTGCAATTGTTCCATTTGAAACAACTCGTATTCCAAAATCTTGGGTTTATAAAATAAACTCACTTGATGCAATAATGGTTCCTTGTAGTCAGAATGTGCAAATGATGAAAGATTCTGGTGTAACTATTCCTATTGAAGAAATAAGATGGGGTGTGAATACAAAAGAATTTCCATTATTAAAAAGAAATAATAAGTATTTTACATTTGGACAAATGGGTGCTTTATCATTAAGAAAAGGAACTGATACTTTAATTAGTGCTTTCAAGAAAGCATTTCCTATAGAAGAATATCCAAATGTTAGATTATTATTAAAAACATCAAACGATGGTTTTTTATTTGAGACAAAAGACGATAGAATAAAAGTGCAAATAGGAAAATTCAATAAAAAAGAATTATTAGATAATTTCTTACAGCAAATAGATTGTTTTGTATTTCCTACAAGAGGTGAAGGTGCTGGACTTCCTCCATTAGAAGCAATGGCTACTGGATTGCCAGTTATCTGCACAGATTGGTCTGGTCCAAAAGATTATCTTCCAATTGATTATACATATTGGCTTAAATATAAAATGGTTCCTGCTACAGATTTTAGCAAGAAAATATATAAAGAACCTTGCGGAGATTGGGCTGAACCAGATGAAGAGCATTTAATAGAACTTATGCGATATTGCTATAATAATCAAGATGAAGCAAAAAAGATGGGAGAACTTGGCTCTAAATGGGTTCATAAAAATATGACATGGGATAAAAATATACATTTATTCTTTGATGTTCTTAATAAGTATTTTAAAAAATAGTGCATATTTTCTGTATAATTAAGATATAAAACAATGGTAACACCAGATTATGTAAATATTCAAAGTGGAGATTGGGATAGCAATAGTAACAGCACACCAACTGGAGCTCCTTTCGCATTCGCAAAAGATAATCCTTATATTACAAAAGATTATCTTATATCTACGCCAGAAGCGTTGGGTTTAGGAATTAGTGCTACATCTGCAGATGGATTTTATGCGTCTGGAGCATTAGATGCTGTTATATTAGAAGCGAGTGCGATGGTAAATAAGATTTGTCAGAGATATTTTGATGTGCAAACTATTGATGAACAAAAAACTCGATTTTCTGTAGCACCTGCAAATCCAGAACTTGTTACTGTATTTTTAAATAATTCTCCATATCAGAAAATTAATTCTATTTACATACAAGTATTAAAATGGTTTATACAGATAGATACATCTCCAGAAACGGGATATGTTCAAGATTTTCCTGCAAATGGTTTTTATAAAATAGTTCCTATGTTATCAAATGCTGGAGCTGGAACTGGATCGCCAATACCATCAGAAATATTAGAAAGACAACCGCTTGGAGTTCTTTGGACAAATTATACATTCGGATTTGGTAAAAGATTATTATCTTATGGATTAGGAACAGCAGATGGAATAACAAATGTTTATCAAGCATCTTTGGGAAACAGATTATGGGCTCCGAGTCAGGGAGTTAATGTTTATTTTAACGGAGTATTACAATCTGAATATACAATAGATTATCCAAATGGAAAAGTAACATTCAATACAGCACCAACTGCGGGAACTATTGTTACTGCAGATTTTACAACAAATGAATCCATACCAGCAGATGTTAGAAGAGCAACATTATTATTAGTAATTGATTTACTTGGAAGAGCTATGCATAATCCACTTGGATTAAGTAGCGAGAGTATTTTATCACATAGCGTTAGTTTTGGAGATAGCGTTATAGAAAAAGCAAAACAGATATTGAAACCTTATATCAAAAATACCATAAAATTATTCTAATGACCCCAGACCTTTTTATAGATACTATTTCAGTAAAACGCAGAAAGAATACAACTTCCGCAAGTTTAGATATTTTAAATAATCCTATTTACGGAGATCCAACGACTTGGGATTTTGTATATACGAATATAAAAGCAAGATTGTTATGGGGTTCTAAAAAAATGATATTTGCAGAAACGGGAGAATTAATTAGTCCGAATGGAACTTGTTACATACCAGCTAATATTAAAATACTACCACAAGATCGTATTATAACAGTAGATACTCCTGGCTATAGTAGCAATATAGAATATGTTTGCGAATCTGTAATACCGGGATTTTCAATGTTAGGTGGTCCGATAGCATTTTATGAGGTCGAATTAAGCTTACCTATATCAAATTAAAATTATGAACGAAATACGCAAAGAATCTTTAATAGTAGCATTAAATAAATTTTATCAAGAATTGAAAGATTTGGGTGCAAGTGATTCAGAAACGAAAGATATGATGGCAGAATTTAAAAAATGGTTTGAACAATCATTAGATTATGACTTGGCTTCTAATCGTGTAATTGATAAATACTTTGGAAAGTCAATGAGTCAAAAAAATCATTTTAAAGAATCGTGGAGAACTGAAAAAGGTTTCTTGGGAATTTTTGGAACACCAGAAACTGATAAAATTAGAAGATATATAGATACACAATTATTAAATGGCGAAAATCCAGCAGATGTATATAATGCATTGGCAGTGCTTGGAGCAGAACAGATGGGAATTGATGAGAGCACAAAAATGTTAATTAAAATCAAAGAGATGGTCGAGGAAGAATATAAAAAGATTGAAGACAAAGGTCTATTAGCTTGGAAAAGAAATGGATAAACAATTTTTAAAATCGTGGATTGATATAACAAGATTTGAAAAGAAATTAAATCAGCAAGAAATAAAACAAATCGATAATGACATCGAGAGATTAAAGCCTACAAAAAATTCGTCTGAAATAATAACTTATTTAAAAAGAAAGTATCCAAAGATAAACGAACAATATGAAGCAGAAAGAGCATTTTGGACAGAAACAAAGAAATTAGATGCTTTAAGAATAAAAGAAGAAGCAAAAGCGTTGGGAGAGGATTTATTTACGATAGAACCGAATACTGGAGCTTGTGAATTTTGTTTGCAATTTACTCAAAATGGAACAAAGGTATTTAAAGCAAGTGAATTGTTTTTGAATGGTCGACCAATACCTCCATTACACCCTGGATGTTTTTGTCTTCTAAAACCTTATATCAAAGATGATTAAAACTAATTGTAAAGAATGTGGCAATATTTAGAACTCCATTATGTTTAAAATAAACGAACAAAAATTAAAAAGAAGTATTGATAATGTAAGTAAAGACATTATTGGTAAGTCGTCATCTGAACTCAGAAAGCGAATGGATAGAGTTGCAGAGATTGTTTATAGAACTGCAACAACAAAAAGACCAGATATCAATGCAGTGGGAAGTGGTATTGCACCAGTTGCAGTTAAAGGTTCTAAAAAGAAACTTGCAGCAATGGGTGCAAGACGAATATCCAATCCAGATGCAAAGTTTGGAGTTCCTGTTAGAACTGGTAATTTAAGAAATGCTATTTATAAAGATGTCGAGCAAGATGATAAAAAGATATTAGTAAGAGTATGGGTAGATACAAATAAAGCACCTTATGCAAAAGCAATGGAATATGGAACATCTCGTGTTGCAGCAAGACCATTTATTAGGCCAGCATTATCTATGAACCAATCGTTAATTGAAAAAATAATAAAAGCAAAATGATTGATATATTATCACAAACAATTTCAACATTAGTTAATGATGCGACATTGGCAACATTAATGTCCACGACTGTTCCTAATAAAAATATACATTCAGGAAGAGTTGATATTATAAAAGAACAACAAAATACATTGGGATTTCCTACTATAGTATTATTACCTATAAGTGAAAACTTTTCAACAGTTCCATTAAATGCAAAACAATCAACTATACAAATAGATATATGGGGTAGAAATAGCGAATTAGAAGTATTAAATATATATGAAAGATTAATGACATTGCTTAATTATAAAACAGGAGATAATAAAGGAACGCATACATTTTGGCAAAGAAGCAATTCATTTACAGAATCATTAGAATCTGGAGAAAACTTATGGAGAATATCAAGTGATATAGTATTATGGAGTGTTTAAAAAACAATGCAATTTTTCTGTATAATTAAATAAAGGTCTAAATAAAATAAATTAATAATAATATGGCATATACAACAGCAGGAATTCCAGAATCAAGTTATCTGTTTTTTAATTCAGGTTTCTTAGATTTTGGCAACAAAAGAGTAGTTAATTTGGATAGTTGCAAGATAGATTATAGTGTAAGTGAAGCATCTTTTTATGTTCTTAACTCAATAAAGAAAGCAGCACATGCTCGTCATTCTTTAACAGTTACGATAACAGGAAAGACAAAATCATTTCAACCAGCTATAGATGCATTATTCTTTGGATCTTCGTCAAATGACGCTACTACAACAATGTATTCAGTGTTAGATGGACAACCAACAGCACAGAATCCAGTTTTGACAGTTTATGATCAGGACAATAAAGAATATCAGTATCAAATATACGGAGCATTACTTACAAGATATGGTATCTCAGCAAATCAGGAAGCGTATTCAGAATGGGACTTTACATTAGATTGTTTAGATATTCAACTCATAACACCTTTAAACGCTTAATTAATTAATAAATAATAAATATGGCAGAAGAAAATACATTATTGGATTTAACAAATCCGCCATTTACATTTAAAATTGGCGATAAAGAATTACAGGTAAAGAAAGCATCGATAGTTCAGATAGAACAATTCTATATTAGAAAAGATGCATTAATGAAAAATCCAGAACTAACAGATGAAGTTCGTAGTTTGAAAATGGTATCTTATGCTCTTTTCTTAATAGCAAACGCAGCAGACAAAAGTATTACTGAATCGTGGATAGAAGAGAATGCGAATAGCGTTAGCAATCCAATTAGTATACTTGCTAAATTGGGTTTTATAGACCCGCTCCAAGCGGAGATGGTAAGCAAAATTCAGTCGAAATTGATTACAGAAAACAATTCAGTGCAATAACCGCAAGGACAGGATGGACACCAGATCAAATAGGAGCATTGACAAGAGAACAATTAAATGCATATATCTGGGCTTGGAATAATGAATCAGTATCACAACCAAGCGATATAACATCTTTCAATGCAATGTTACTGAATAGACAACGATTGGAGTCGGGTAATAAATAATAAAAAAACAAAATGTCTGATTTGGAGATAGGAGTATTATTAGACTATTCGAGTTTAAAATCCCAGTTATCTACAATGATGACTGGGGTAGGAAAACAATTCCAAAATGTTCTTGGAACTGGTTTAGATTTGAATAAAGCAAGTATGGAATCTTTCAAGACAATGAATTGGTCGCCAATCTTGTCTAAACTTTTTGCTCCTGCAAATTTGATAGCAATGTTTAGTGCTATGGCAGCATTGGGAATAACATCTGCTATTCAGAATGAACGCAGTGTAACGGATGTTCCAGGTGGTGCCAATTTAACACCTACTCAAAGAGGTGAAATTACAAAAGCAGCAATGGGAATTTCAGATACTACAGGAATGAATGCATCTGACATAGCGACATCAATAATGACATTAAAACCAGCATTGGGAAATAATATAGATGCAACAAATCAATTAGCAATACAAGTAGCAAAAGTAGCTTCAACTACTGGCGATAATTTAGGAACATTATCTGGTGCGTTTGGGGAAATTCTTCAAACTCTTGGAATTACAAATATAGATGATGCAACAGCACTTTTACAATCTTTTGAAAATGCTGCATCACAATCAGGTCAACAAGTTTCAACATTAATGGATAGTTGGGAAAATTTTAATCCAAAAGTTAAGGAAGCAAATATTGGACAAAGAGGAATTAATAATGCAATACAAGAATTTGGTGCAGCGGTAGAAGGAGCTGGATTGCCAGCGGCAAATGCTGCGTTTACATTATTATTTGATTCTATTACACCTACACAATCTCAAATGGCATTTTCTAATCTTGCAGGAGGTGCTAATAAATTAAAACAAGCAGTTGCAGATGGTCAAACTGGCAATGCGTTAAATGGTATTGCAGATGCTGTCAAGAAAATGGAAGTTGATGGAAATATAGAGTTATTGAATAGTCAATTTGGAATTACATCGTCTGTTCTTGCTGGAATAGAGGGTAATTTGAATACATGGCCCATAGACAAACAAAAAACAATAGATGATGCTTTTAATAATACAAATACAGCAGTAAGACAATTAAACGCTAGTTGGCAAACTTTTAAAAATTTAATAACAGGAGGATTTACAGACACAGGATTTATAACCTTTTTGACAACAACAATGACTGATTTGAATAATTTAATTCCTGTAGTAGGCAATGTTAGTAATATGTTTATTTCTTTATGGAAATTTTTACAAGGTGGATGGTTACCAGATGCGTTAACTGGATTAGGTAAGTTATTTCAAGGAAATCCATTGGGTGATTTTAAAAACGAGACAACTATACAATCTGCAAATAATTCTTTATCAACCACAATTGCAGATTCATTAAAAACAATAGCCAAAAATACAGATCCTAATAATCAAAAACCAATTAGTTTTACACCATCATTTTTTTCATCATCTAATAATGCTTCTTATACATCATTGTCGTTACAAAATGCATTAAATGGAATACACTAATGAATCAATCAATTTTAACAAATTGGGCTAACGCAATTCAAAAATACGAAGGATGGTATATAGGTTCTCGTTCTTATAAAAATAATAATCCAGGGAATATTACATATGATGCCGCTATTCAATTAGGAATGGTAGGAGTAACAGGAAGCGATGGAGGTTCTCCTAATATGGCTATTTTTGATACATACGAAAATGGATTTGCGGGATTGGAACTTTATATAACAAAAGCGTGTTCTGGAACTTGGGGATTATATCCACCAGGAACAACATTTTTACAATTTTGTAATATCTATGCTGGTAATCCTTCAAATAATTATATAAATGGTATTGCAAGTGAAATTGGATGTAATACGAATGATATTATTTCTGCTATATTAAATGGAACATTTTCATCGCAAGGAGAAGCAATTCCAGATTTAAATCCTGATAGTTTAATAGTAACACCAGCAGTAATAACTCTTGGCGGCGATTCTTCTGATACTTATAAGTTCGTTGTTCAACAAGGAACATACGAAAGAACTTGGGTTAGATATACGAATTCAAATGCTATATTAGGAACTGGCGGTCAATATATAAATATGATTGATAATGGCGTTGGAACTAATTCATATACATTTACTATTATTTGTAGGAATTGGGATTCAAATTCATCTATTGTAAAAAGTGGTGTTCCTGCTGATTGGAAAACACAAAAAATTAATTTAGAAAAAATTTATGGACAAACAGGAACTGCTCATACTTTTATAGACCCATTTGGACAAAATCCACGACAAGGATTGCCAGGTGTATATATAACTAATTTAGAAGAAACTATTGATAGTTCTTCCACGCCAGATAGTCCTTGCACTTTATATGCAGTAACTCTTTTACAAGCTCCATTTGGTAGCATTATAGATACTCCAACATTACAAGCAATTCAACCTCCAGCACCATCTAATTTAATGGCAGTTCCAGTTATTGCTCTTGGATTAGATACTGCAAGTGGAATACAATTATTTGCAATAAAACAAGGTTCATATTCAAGAAAATGGTCGAGATATAATAGTAGCACATCTATTCCAGGGAGTCCTAAATGGTTAAGTTATGTAGATTATGGACCTGGAATAAATGAATACGATGTAACAATTATTTGCAGAAATTGGGAGCCTACTTCGTTGCCTTATTTATATGGAGTAACTCAATCGTGGGCTCAACAGAAAAGCAGTATAGAAAATATGTATAATAAAACAAATACAGCTCATTTCTTTTTAGATGCGTTTGGACAATATCCAACACAAGATTCAACAAAAGGTGTTTATATTGTAAAACTATCAGAATCAGTTGATGTATCATCTACACCATCAGACCCAGTAACATATTTTGACCTTGTTTTATTACAAACACCACCTGGAGTAAATATAGAATAAACAAAATTAAAATGATTGAAATAACATTACAAGACGGAACTACATTAACTGATTTTGATTGGGATGAAATATCTTCAGATACGCTTGTTAATTTTATGGAAAATCAGAAGGTTGTTAAATTATCTTGGTATCCTATAACAAAAATTAAAGTTACTTATGATAATTTGACAACAACATTGACACCAAATAAAGATGAAAGAGTTTATTTTGGATATAAATCAATCGCACAGAAAGTAGATAATGAATTAAAAGAACATATAATAGGTTGCGTGGTTGGAATAGTTAGAAAAGGATTTGTAGTGGAAGAAAACTTTTTAAGCTCAGTCGACAATGAATTACACGGATTAAAAATAAATAAATAATATGAATAATATAACAAGTAAAACAATAGTTACAATGACAATTATAAAAGCGAATGGCAAGATAAAGAATCTTGGTATTGCTTCTGGTGGAACGATAACACAAAAGATTCTTTTCTGGATAAAAGTAAAGATAAATAATATATGTGCATTAACGGAAAGATTGTTCAAAAAAGGTCGATTAATTAATAAATAAAATAAAATGGCAACAGTATTGACAAATACAGGAAGAGCACAGATTATTTCTAGATTGAATTCATCTATAACAACTCCATATATTGGTTGGGGGACAGGAAGTGGAACATCGGCAGTTACAGATACAACTCTTTTCACAGAAGTAACAGCAGAAAGAGCAGCGGCAACACAATCAATAGTCACAACGACAGTTACTGGGGATACATTACAAGATGTTGCAACATTAACATCTGTTAATGGTGGAACATATACTAATGTAGGAACATTTGATGCTTCATCTGCTGGTAATTTATATGTTAAGAAAGACTTTACAGGAGTAGTTCTTAATGCTGGTGATAAAATACAATTCACGATACAACTTCAGCAACTCTAAAAGATAAAGAATTAAAGGTTGTTAAAATAAAATAAAAAATGGATAATTTTGTTCAGACAAATTCCTATCTTACAAACACAACTTTACTGGGGGTTGTTGTATTATCATTATTTATAATTCTTCAACTGGTATGGCAGAAAAGAAGTATAAATAGCATTAAAGACAATCACATTCACAGCGTCGCAGAAACACTTGAAAGAATTGAAAATATATTAAACAGGCAATCCGAAACTCTTTCAGATATTAAAACAGGAATCGAAGTAGTAAAGACAAAATTAAATGGAATAGATAAATAAAATATGGCAGCTCATTTTACCAAAGACACAAACGGCACACTAACTACAGGACTTGTCGGTTATTGGAAAATGGAGGGCAACTCCAATGACTTTTGGGGTTCAAATAATGGTTCGGATACTTCTATTACATACGGGACAAGTTATGGGAAGATAAATCAGGGGGCGAGTTTTAACGGAAGTTCATCTTACATTTCTTTACCAACATTACCTATTGGTTCACAACATATAACTCTTACTGCTTGGATAAAACCTACCGCTAATAGTCACGGCGGAAGAATTATATCACTCTGGAATGGAGGTTATGGAGTTATATTAGGCATTGACAATACAGCGAATCCGATGAAATTAGGATTTAGTATTAACACTGGCACACGGACTGATGCAAGTGAGACTACGGGAAGTGTTACACCTGGTGTGTGGAACTTCGTAGCACTTACCTATGATGGTACAAATGTTCGGCTTTATTCGAATGGTGTTAACACACTTACGGTAGGTCAAACAGGTAATCTTACTCAAGGTAGTTCACATAATTTTGGTATAGCAGAAAACAATGACCCAAATCAAGCATATCTCGGTAGTTTAGATGAAGTTGGAATTTGGACTAAAGTTCTTTCCGCAACTGAATTTTCTGATCTCTACAACGGCGGAGCTGGGGACACGATGGTAATTTCACAAACATATTATCAAACTGTTTTACAGACAGTAACATCAAATGTTATTGCATCTTATGCGAAAGTATTTCCAAAGATTTTACAATCCGTAACATCTAATGTTGTTGCATCTTATGTGAAAATTTATGTTAAAAAGATTTTACAATCTGTAACAGCCAATCCTATTGTAACACAAAAGACTATTATACAGCCAAGTGTAACAGCAGAATGTTGGGGTGGTGGAGGAGGAGGTGATGGTTCGTATGGTGGTGGAGGAGGTGGTTATGGAAAGAAAAATAGAATAGTAATTACATCTGGAACTGGTTATACAGTTGTTGTTGGTGCTGGTGGCGTTGCTGGTTCTAATGGTGCTACTGGTGGTGGTCAAAGTTATTTTATAAATAATACAACAGTTGCTGGTAATGGCGGTGGTGGTGCTATTAATGCTGGCGGTGCTGGCGGTGGATATGTTGGTGATATTGGATATTCTGGAGGTTCGGGTGTTTATGGAGGGGGTGGCGGAGCAGGAACAACACAAAATGGTAGTAATGCTTCTGGTGGTAGTGGTGGTAATGGCGGTGTATATGGTGGCGGTGGTGGTGGTGGTGAAAATGGTGGTAGTGGTGGCACTGGCGGTGGTGCATATCTTGGTTATGGTGGTAGTAATGGTGATAGTTCTCCTAATAGTGTTTATGGCAGAGATGGTGCTTTTTTTGGCGGTGGTGGTAGTAGTGGTGTTGATGCTGCTGGAAATGGTGCTTCTGGTGCTGTTATAATAACTGCTCCAGTTAGAACAATGAATGCAACAGGCGGAACTCATACCATAGTTGGTAGTTTAGATGTTTGGGCTTTTACAACTCCTGGAACTTATACTTGGACACCAACACTTTCACAAACATATTATCAAACTGTTTTACAGACAGTAACATCAAATGTTATTGTAAATTATATTAGAGTTTCAAAGATTTTACAAAAAGTAACATCTAATGTTATTGCACGTTCTACAATAATACTTTCAAATATTCTTCAGACAGTAACAGCAAATCCTATTGTAAAAAAATGGACTCCTGCAAATCCAGCAATAACATTTACATATCAAAATAATGGAATAGTTCCAAATTCATTATCTTATTATACAACGATAAACACAACATCACAATTGCCAGTTTTGGTAGGAGAAGAAAGTGACCATATAACTATTCGTGTTTATAATAATTATGTAGGTAATATGGGAGCTCCTGAAATATATAATGTTCAATTTCAAACATTCGATGATTTAACATTTATGTCACAAAGCACACAACCAGTTACACAATGTTGGTTGCATATGAGACAGACTGGTTTTGGCGAAAATGCATCAAGATATACTCCTGCACTTTATACTGCATATAGCGAAAAAACAGATACTGCTGTTGGTGGTTCATCATCTGCTTATATACCATCGTGGGGAAGTGATGGAAGTTCAACTGCTATTATAAGAGCTGGAACAACATCTGATAGAAGTGGATTTGGAACTGGAATGCTAGAATTTGATACTTATATTTCAATACCAGTTGGAGCATCTGTTAATAATACTGAATATTCTTTTGTGAATGGAATTATTTATGATTGGAATAACTAAAAATATGAAAGATAAAATAGCAAAACAAATAAAACCTCGTAAAAATAAAATCGATTTAATAGAAGACGGATATTTTCATGTTGTTTTTAATGATAAATCAGAAGCACACGAAAGAGATTTTTCGTGGGCTGAAATGTCAGAACATACGATAGTAGATTATATGGGGCAAAAAAGAATTGTTAGATTATGCAAATATCCAGTCAAATCTATTGAAATAAAACACAGAGATTTAATAACAGAAATTCAACCAGAAAAAGATACTGATAGAGTTTATACATCTATTCGTTCTATAGCAACAAATGGACATCAAAATATTATATTAGGAAGAGTTGTTGGTGTTGTAAGAAATGGAAAAGTTATAGAAGAAAAGTTTATAGGAACAGATGATATAAAGGGAGTAAAATTTAACGAATAATTGTTATAATAAAGATATATGGCAAATGTAGTAACATATAATTATACAGGAGGCATACAGACATTCACTGTTCCAAATGGTGTAAATTCTATTACCGCAACAATTGCAGGAGCACAAGGAGGAGCTGGTGGATGGACAGCTATAAATGGTGGAACTGCTGGTGCTGGCGGAATTACCAGTGGAACAATTAATGTTACTCCAGGTCAAATTTTATATATAGTTGTTGGCGGACAAGGAAGCAACGGCATTCAAGTAACTGATGGATATGCTCATTATAGTGGAACTGGTGGTGGTGGAGGTGGAAAATCTTGGATTTCTTTATCATCCTCGTTTGATTCTAATGTATTATTAGTAGCAGGTGGAGGAGGTGGTGGTGGTAGTAATGGAGACCCAAATACTTTTCCAAATGCTTATGGTGGTGCTGGTGGTTATCCGAATGGAGGCAAGGGTGGTAATAATGATGGAAGTCATGGGGAACCTGGTGCTGGTGGTGGCGGAGATGGTTGGTATGGAGGCGGTGGTGGTCCTTCTGCTGGTAGTGTGCCTGTTAGCGGAGGAACTGGCGGAACTCAATCTGCTGGAGGAATATCTGGCGGTGCTTTTGGTGCTGGTGGTAATGGAGGTCCTGATGGTGGAAATGCTACTTATTATGGAGGCGGATGTGGAGGTGCTGGAGGAGGGACTGTTGGTGCGACAGGACAAAATGGATTATCTGGAAGTTATTATATTGCAAGTGGAGGAGGCGGTGGTTCATCTTATGTTGCTACATCAGTTTCAAATCCATCTATTCAACAGGGAGGAAATAGCGGAAATGGTTATGCGACAATTTCATATATTGCAACTCCAACTATATCATCTCCGACATCTTCTAATGTTACGCAAACTTCTGCAACATTAAATGCAAATTTAACATCTACAGGTAGTGATACTTGCACAATTGGATTTTATTGGGGATTAAATCCTGATTCAATGACTAATTGGTTACCTGCTGGAACGACTACATCAACTGGCATATTTTCTGCGTCATTAACAGGATTAACAAGTAATACTCCATATTTTTATTATGGATATGCATCTAATAGTGCTGGTAATGCTTCTACATCAACAAACGACTTTTCTACATTACCGACAATTCCTGCTGTTTCCACACAACCAGTTACTGGACCATTTAATGTAGATGGTGCAATAGCAAATGGGACTATTTTATCACAAGGACAAGCAACAATAACATCTGCTGGTGTTTGTGTTAGTTCGACAAATCAAACACCTACAACATCGGATACTATTTTTACAACAACGACAACATCTGGAGCATTTTCAATTCAGATGACAGGATTAACTGCAAATCAAACTTATTATGTTCGTGCTTATGCAACAAACGCAGGAGGAACTGCTTATGGAAATGTTGTTACATTTATAACAGCACAACCAACAATAACATCTATAACACCAAACAACGGAGCTAATACTTCTGTTGTATTTATACAATCAATTACAGGAACAAATTTTGTTTCTGGATGCACGGTAACTCTTACAAAAACAGGACAATCTAATATAAATGGAACTGGATTTACTTTTACAAATCAAAATACATTATCTAATGGTTCTTTTAATATAACAGAAGCAACTGCTGGATTATGGAATGTTGTAGTAACAAATCCAGACGGACAATCTTCTACATTATTTAATTTTAATATATCTTCTTATGTTATAGGAGGAGAACTTATTAAAGTTCAAGCATCTAATTATAAATGGGCAACTGGAACATTATTATCAGCACAACAATCATCTGCTACAAGACCTTATATAAATTGTCAAATAATTGATAAGGGATTTAGAGAAGTATCCGAACCAATATCTTCTGCTTTTGGTAGTCCTCTTTCTTTGGAATTTGGTAATTCTATAAATGCTCCAGACGGAACAATTCTTACAATAGGAAGAGATACAAATGGATATTTAAGATTTGGCAAAATAACAGATGCATCGCAATCATCTCAATGGAGTTCTTTATATAATGCAACTTCTGGAATTCCAATTGCATCAAATGCTATTTTTTCAAATGGATCAGCAACTCCAATTTCTGCTATATTTCCTAATCCAGCAATGAATCCGAGCATAGCAGTTTCTGATTGGATAAATGGAAATTATGTTATTGATATTTATTGGTGGTATACAGATTCCAATGCTAATTTTCAAATAGACCATGCAAGGTCAACTGATAGCGGAAATACTTTTGTTGTGGATTATACTTTGCCTAATATCAATATTCCAAATAGCACATTATGTTATTTATGGCTTGTTGCAGGAAAACCAATTTTTGACCCATCTACTGGTAATGTATCAGCAACTGTTTATTATCTTGATAATTATACAAATTATACATCAAGTAATAAAGCATCTATTATAAAATATATAACAAGCAAAACTGGTGTATCTGCATCGTGGGGAACTACTTGGACGCAATTTCCATTATCATTAGATACGCAAGATTGGAATATACATAGTTTTGATGTTATAACAATTCCAAAAACAGGACAATCATTTAAACAAGGTTCTGTTAGTTATGATGGACACGCAACTTATTTGACTTTTTCTGGCTATCATATGACATTAAATAATGCTAAAAATTATGGATTATATATATCAAGAATATATAATTTATCAGGAGATTCTACAATTGCAGATAATGCAGATTATTGGGGCGAGGCAATTCCTATTATAGAAATACAATCAAATATAGCAAACAATGCAACAAACTTTTATTATCCAACATTTTCATTTGATGGAGAAGAATTGGAATTAGTAGCAAGAGGAGATGTCGTTACTTCTGTTAATAATAACGGAAGTGCAACAACACAAACATATTATTTTTTATGGAGCTCTGTTGATTTTACAAACTTTACATATCCTTTGCAATTAGTTGATATAAATGGAAAATCATTCCCTAATGCTAATTTACCACAAACAAGTTCTTTTAATTCTTCTTATAGATTAGTTCCACAATCAGTAAAAGGTAACTTTTATGTATTAACAGGAACTTCTTTCGTCTGGCAATTTGAACAAATGAATACAATAGCAGATATATCTAATTATATTATTAGTTATAATATAAACGAACAAGTAGCTGGAACATCTTCTATAAGTTTAACAATAGATAATTCTGATTCAAAATGGTATGGAACAAATCCAACAGAATTAGGAGCATCTGCAATAGCAAAAGGAAGTTTAATTTATTTAAAACAAGGTTATTGGAACGCAAATGGAAAAGCAGAAGTAGTTCCTAAAAATGTTTTTTATATAAATAATATATCACAAAATATATCTGCAACAGAAAATCAGTTAGTCATAACTGGCGTTGATTTGAATTATCTTTTACAATCGCAAACAACTCAATATTCTTATACATTTAACGGACCAGATATGTATTATGATATGTTTAATAATACTTCTATGAGTTATTGGAATATCAGTAGTGGCAATTGGACACAAATAGCAAATCCAAATTTATCAATAGCAAGTAATGTTTCTCAATCTGGAGCTTATTATCCAACAGGTCTTGGTGGTGTATTTTTGCCATTAACATCTGGAACTCCAAACGCATCACCAGTATTAAACGGAACTACACTCGCAACTCTTGCTGGATATATAACAAATAAACAAGAATCAGCGATGAGCATCTGTGCGTATATACCATCAGCAGGAGAAGTTGATATATACCCATTCTTTATTGATTCAAATAATTATATGAAAATTAGTATAGTTGGTGGTTCTTCTTCATTCACAGTTAATGTTACTGGAAATTGCAATGGAATTGGAACATCACAAGCTGTTACATATACTGCAAATCAAGCATTACCTGCAAATGTTAATAGTGCAACAAATAAATGGTATCCTATTTTTATACATAGAAAATTCTTGCAAGGGAATGCTCCTGTATATACAATTAGTATAGGGGGTAGTCAAACTTCATCTAATAATTCATTCTATAACGTAATAAATAATTCACTTTTATTAACAAATGTAACACCGACATCATCTATTTATTATCCACCAAATTCTGCGGCAACTATTGCAATTGGAACAAGTGGAACGTGGGGAACATTAACAGCAAATAATTATACTAATTATGGATTTGGTTCGTTTAAATTTATTCAGTATGATTATTCACAAGATATAGAACAATTAACAAAGAAAATAGGAACATTATCTAATGTTTTATATTATAAAGCAGAACATAAATATGATTTTGATACAAGCAGTTTAACTGAATGGTATGGCAATGCAGTTATAAAAAATAATTGTTTAAATGTCCCTATAAATGGAATGACATTCAATAATACAATATTATCAGATGAGCAGATTGAATTTGACGCAAAAGTTTTTCCTACATCTAATAATCTTGAATATGCATTTGATTTTCTATTTAGAGTTCCAAATTCTGGGAGTATAACAAATGCTTTTGCGGTTAGATTTGGACAACATATGAATAGTGATGGCACACCAAGATCTATTGTTTCAATAATTTATCACGATGGAGGAACTGGTGATAATAATTATGGAGGATATCATATATATACATCAAATGGATTTATGACTTATGGAACTTCTACTTCTTATGATATTAATGCATTTTTTGATTTACATATAGACTGGACACAATGGCATCATTATGCTATAACATTTAATGAAAAATGGATATATGTTTATGTAGATGATAGAATGGTATTATCATATTATATAGATTATACAGATATTCCACAACAGACTTCTGGTTCTTGGGGATTTAGCACAAACAAAACAACATATCCTGCTGGTAATACAACTTGTTCTTTATTAGTAAAAAATGTTTATACTCCAATGTTCTGGAATCAAATCAATTCGTTTATCATAAATACTGGTGATAATTTTCAAAATGATATTCAATCTAATCTTGCAACTGTATATGGATATTATTTCTCGGATTTAGCTGGTAGATTAAAATTAATTAAATTAGAGCCAACAGATCCTGTATCATATTATTATGGATCTTCTGCACCTAATTATCAACTTATAAGTCAAACAATAAATTCGTCGTCGAGCGAATATGTAAATGAAGTTGTTGTTATAGGAGATGGCGTATCAGCAACCGCACAAGATACTGTTTCAATAGGAAAAAATGCAGTAGTTAGAACAAATGTAATAACAGATTTAAAGATACAAACAGTCGCAGATGCACAAACAAGAGCAAAACAAGAATTAATATCTGCGGATAAATATGGGATACAACCATCTCCAAAACAAACAATTAATGTCGGGTCTGAAATATTTGATGTAATAAATGTAGTAGATAATTCAACGAGTAATTCTACTGGATTAAATGGAAATTATCGTATATATGTTCAATCCTTTAATGAAGGTGGAACATCAAATGATTATACATTTACATTTAATACTGGCAATGTTTTAAATAATTAAAAATATGAATAATTCACAACCTCTTGATTCTTATAAAAATCTTCATAGAAAATTAAATGATAAAGTTACACCAACAGAATGGATGCGTGGTATTATTGTCGCAGTTCATTATGCGTCAAAGACAGCAGATGTTTCTCTCCTTGGTAATAATGCGTCTATTATAAAAAATATTCCATTAAGTTCTGGAGTTGGTGCGATTGCAAATGTTAAAGTAGGACAACGATGCCGTGTAGATTTATTTGATTCTAGCAATCCATCGGATAGTTGTGTTGCATATTTGTATTAAAAACACCCTAATAAATAGGATGTTTTTAATAGTTTATTGTGTTATATCATCGGTTGACGAAGTTACAAAGAACTGTCCAATATATGGTATATATAAATATTCTCCTACCCATTCGCCATTGTTATCAGAACTTGTTGGAATTGTAAATGTATATGTAGATGTTGAAGTATATTCAGGAAACCATTGTTTGCCCATTGGCATTGGTTTATATTTAATACAATATAATGAAGTAAAATCTCCAGTAACAGTAATTTGTTCTCCCAAATTTACACGAAATTCGTTAAAGTGTTGAGCTACTGAATCCCAATTATTAAGTGATTTTAATGGTTTTCCATTAAATGTATCAACACGAGTTATTACTCTACTAAATTTATCAATCAAATCCATATTTTGTGTTGTAGTTGCGTATGTAAGAGCAGGACAAGTTACTGGATCATCTGTTCTTAAATGATGTAATCCACCATCAGTTGTACCGACTACCGAACCGTGATCAAGAAACCATAGATAATTTGCTGGTAAAGTAGCTGGTGCTGTCGGTGTTGTCGTTTCTATCGGTGCTGTGCTTTTCCCTGTTTGTATTGTTTGTTGTTGTATAACTGGTGTTTGTTGATTTGGTAAAACATTTACAAAAACACTTGACGATGCTTCATTTATTCCATTGCATAAAACTGTATATGTCTGTGAATTTGTAACATTGATATTTCCAGAAGTTCCAAATAACCCAGATATTTTCAATGGTGAAACACTGCACGAACTTGCATTAGTTGAACTCCATTTAATTTCAACAGGAGCATTATATGCAACCGTTATTGAACCAGCAGAACCATTTGCTGTAATTGTTGCTGTTGTTGTCGCAGTCGTTGTTGTAATTGCAATTCCTGTTGTTGTAGAGTTTGTTCCGTTTAATGCTAATAATTGTTGTTCTAGATTTTGTATTTCTTGAATTAATAAATTAATCAATTGCTGAAGAATTGAATCTGGAACTCCTACATAACTTGTTGTTTGAGCAAATGATAGCGATGGAACTATTAATGCTATTGCTAATACAAAACCTATTATTTTATTTTTCATTGTTTTATTTTAATTAATTTTTGTTTGATCTTTATTAATTTTATATAATTA